AATATTTTCGACTTTTCTTCCAAGGTAATACGGATCTATAATCTTTCTAAATTCATCGAGGTTTTTATATCCTGTTATAACTGGAAGCTTGAATCTCTTCCCCGGAATTCGAACCAGTTTAGTTTTACAATAACGTTTCATAAAAGTGGATGGGCCGGGGAATAAATCTGGTTTAATCGCTTTATAAATATTAAAGACTTCTTCAAGACAATTCTTAATTGGGGTTGCTGTTAATGCATAACATGTTTTTGCCTCGGCTGAAACCTCTTTAACAACATTCCAAGTCTTAGACCCTCTTGTCTTAAATGCTGCTGCTTCGTCAAAAACAATAACGAAATCGTTTGATCTAAGTAAATCCTCTGGGTCGTCGCGAAGGGAGGCTAAAACCTCTTCCCAGTCGTTCATCAAGAGATGATAATTCATAACCATGACATTATAATTCTCATCTGCGAATTTTTTATATAATTCTTTCCTCTTTTTAGGGCCGCCCTTGCTGGTTACTTTTAAGGCAGTGATTCCCTTTGTAAACTTCCCGAATTCTTTAACCCATTGTTCTAAAGCACTTTTTGGGGCAACAACTAAACATTTGAGATTAGGGTCTTTTTCTAGAAGGTAGGTATATGCCGCGATAGTTTGGAGAGTTTTTCCGATACCCGTAGCATCCCCAAGCAACATTTTACGCATTAACAATAAATGCATAATCCCTTGGACCTGGTAGTATCTAATATTTAAGTCCTCTTCAGCACCAAAAATATCGACAATCTTATTTTTCAGGAACTTGCTCGGTTTTAAGGATAGGCTTTTGTCGGATCGGATCTTTTTAAGCTTATCGTAAACCTTAGGCTTGATAAATAGGTAGGGATTAATGGCGGCCTTACAAGCTTTACATTTATAAGGTTTTTTAAGTTCTAAAGATTCTCCACAATCCGGGCATGTAACTTTCATAGTTCACCTTAGTTTTTCTATATTACTCTTTTATTCTGGGGACAGCTTAATATATTCGTGCGGAGAGAATCTAATAGAGGAAAGATCTCCGTAGAAAAGAGGGGAGGAAGCCTGAGAAGTAGCGTTAACAGACCCGTATTTCCTTGAAAACCGGGGGGTCTCTAAGTCGTCCCAAGCATACGCAAATAATTTAAAGGTTGTAAAATTTGTTAAACAGTATGATTCAAAATTTTCCCGTAAATAAATTTTAGCTATATTACTATAGGGGGATCTTTCAGTGAGCAACAAATAAGGATCTAATTCTTGAAAAATATAGTACTGCCGAAGATCCCAATGGTTGTGCCACAATTTCCAATCAACCTTGGATTTAATAACACACATTTTAGGCTTTTCTACGTCTATTATATGGGAAGCTTCTACTAAGGTTCTTCCGTCGTTAAAAAGGTAGTAGACCAGTAAAAGCGTATCTTCTATCGTTGGGTCCCGATACGCATAAATTGGATTAGCATATACACCGATTAGTTTTTGGGTTTGCATTACGATTTTAGTTTTTGCATAATCCGTTTTAATTCTTGCATTTTTTTATACGCAAGCTTTTTCAGCGCATCCTTATTTTTCCGCTTTTCCAATGCTGTTTTAATTCTTTCCTGCCACTTTATAGCCCACTTTTTAGTCTCAGTAAACTGATTTTTGCCGAGGCTATTTCTAATTGTAGAAACTTTCTTTAATGCCTGTTGCAGTTCCTTAGAAGAAGCATGCTTCAACCACTTTGGGTCTTGTGGAATAACATCACTAGCAGAAACTTCAATAAAGTCTGCCTGCTGTTTATTAATGTTTTGTAACATTGGGGAGCCGACATATGTTCTTTCAGCTGCACTTTTAGCAATCCCAGGACCATTATACATACGAACTTCGGGTTCTGTAACCCCTATTGCTTGTGCAGAGTTATTTTCTCGAGTCCCACAACTCCACATATTCAAGACATTAGCGATATTCCCTGCATTTGAAACAATAGATTCCCAAAGTGCTAAATTTTGTGGATTTTCAGGAACCATTTTCATTCTATTCCCATAGGGGAATAAAAAGAAAGAAAGATCGGCCCCATGTCCGTCTGTTACCTTAATTAAGGAGGCTCCGAAGTCTGTAGGTTCTACGTTTAAGATTTTGATTTTAGAAATTGAAGAATCGCCAGCATTATCATAGGCTAATTTTAAGGTTTCAATAGTTTTAGGGAGATTACTGCTTTGATCAGCTGTGCTTAATTTCATTAAGCTAGCCTCGTCGACAATATCCATCTTTCGCTCTAAAGATTTTAAGGCTTCCTTATAGCTTGCTGTTTTTCTAATTGGTTCTTCAATTGGGATCAATTTCGAATTTTCCATTTCTTGTTCAATTTGGGCAGAAAGCTGATTAAGGCGCTCTGAAATTTGTTTAACCATTGAGCTATTAACAGTATCTAGGCTTAACTTTAGTTTTAAGCGCCTTAGTAATTTAGGGATATTAGTCATCTCTTTTTCCTACGTAATATAAAATGATCCAAACTGGATAGTTGAGCTAAGTATTGTTTGGAGGCTATTTATGCATGCCGTCTTTAATCTTAAAACATCAGTGGTTCCCAGTTTTGTTACATTTCCTTTAAAACTTGAGCCAATAAGGATTTCAACCGAATAGATTTCAATATCAAATCCTAATTCTGTAACTGTTTTTGCATCTAAGCTAACCTTCCCATATAAAAGGGAATCGGGTGTAAACCTAAAATCTCCTCCGTCAAGGTCTGCCTTAAAAGCCGTTAAAAAAGCCTGGATTGCACCCTCTGACCCAAAATAAGAATTCCAAGAGGATATATTGCTGGCAGATATTTGTTTTAAAAAAGCATTTACCATTATTAAACTCTGGCAACATTGATAACTTGTAAAGAAGTTTCACTTGTAATCGTGGTTGTTCCAAATATTTGCTGTAAAGCTGCATCCATTGCCGACTCTATGTTAGCTAAGGCTGTAAAATCAATATAACTCTGTTCCTGAAAAAGGGCGTCGATAATATTAAAGTGTACTCTAAAAGCAGACTCGCCTTGCCTTAATTCAAGTTCTAATGAAATTTTATTGGGGTCAATTTGGAATCCTCTGTTATTTAAAAAATTTGCGATATAGTTTTTCAACCTACGTGCTAAAACTTCGGACGAAGGCCAAAACTGATGATAATAAGGGATATCCCAATTTTGAACATTAATTTCCATATTTATATTTAATGATTAAAAGTATATTAAGGGTTTTTCCAGGTTAAGTTTGCGGGAGCAATGGATTTTAAGGAGATAAAGTTCCGGGTATCGTTAAAATAGCATTGACAACCACTAATTATAGCATTTAATTGTTCTTGGGCAACAGTTATGGGCACCTCTCCTAACCAAAAGGGTCCTTGAATAGAAGCCGAAGAATGAAAACTTGATATTGGGAAAGTTACATCGTAAGTAACCCCACCAGAAGTAAAAATCTGGGTTCCAGCTATTCCGGAAGCAAGAATATTAAATTCAGTTCCGGCACAAATAATGGGATGAACTTTTTGAATAAAATTCCCCCAGGCTGCCAAAGTATCCCCTGTTCCCAATTGAACTATGCCCCCACTATCAAGGTCTAGATTAATAATATTATTCCCATTAATTACCCACGCAGAATTATTACTATCAATATTCAAACCCGAGGCTAGCCCACCACTTATATAATAATTTCGATCCAAAATTCCATTTAGATCATACTTATAAACATCAGAAGCTATAGCGAAACAAAGACCAGATGCGTAATGAGTTAGGTCTAACCCCTTTAAGGCCCCGGATCCTAGCTCCCAACCAGATGCGACCGTTGGGGAAAAGGAGTCAAGAGTAAAAACTAAATTATTTCCGGACCCTGCTTGGTAGGCAGCGAATAAAGTCCCAGAAATTGGGTGCTGAGTAATGCCCCTATTAATATAACTATTGCCGAAAAAGAAACTTCCAGAAAGGGTATTCTTAAATCCGGAAGTTATTGCGCCACTTAAAACTCCCCCACCACTAACTAAAGTTAAGGAGAAAGTTTGAGTAGCAGTTTTATATCTTGCAAGCAATGAATCGTAGGGAGCTTGAGTATTTCTCAAAGCTGCCCACACAGATGAATTTTTAAATAAATCTGCATATAAATAATCACATAGGTACGTTCCGGTATTAATTCTAGAAAGCAGGCTACCGCTTCCTCTATAAATTGAAATGGCAGCAGACCCTAAAGGCGAGTTAGCATTTCGTGCAGCCCATAAGAAATTATCATTTGCAGCAAAAGCATTAATCCCACCCGAAATAAGATCTAAATCAGTAAACCCAGCAGCCAAGTCATTAAACGAAAATTTCTTGATTAGGGACGAATTTGAGGCAACAATCCACTCAGAGGCACTTGTTGTATCGTAAATACTTGGTTGGAAAGAATCCATAATGGGAATAGTATTAACAATACTTTTTGATTCAACCCCAACTAAATTATAATTTGATGGGTTTCCTAAATAAAAATCAACAGTATTAGGATAATCCACCACGGTGTGTGCGCCACTTCCAGATAAGCACCCCAAGATACAAGGCCCAGTGGAACAATCTGTAATTGCAGAAGTAAGGGCACCCGAGGTATCAAACCCCGAACCTGTAAAGCCTGGCCGATCTGAAAGATCTATATTTTCAGTATATAAAACGCTAATAGGCTGGTCTAGCCCAATATCAATATCAAAATAATCGTTATAACTAAAATCACGAGGGATAGAAACACTGAAATATGAAGCACCGCTATACCAGCTACTAGATGGGTCAGTAGCATCATTGTACCAATAAATCTTTACGATTGATCCTGGATATGGGTCTTCGCTATTACCTCGATTTTCGTTTAACTCTATCTCGTAAAACCCATCTTTTTGTTGTAGAGCTACTTTATTTCTATAGGGGTAGTTTGTTATATTTGTAAAGTTAGGCGCCGTCTCGTCTATATGCCAAATGAGTAACCCTTGTGCCGTGTTGCCTGGGGTAGTTGTTGTTAACCCCGGAGCTAGCCCTGCGTCGTAGCCTATCGCTTGACGATACTCTAATAAGAAATACTCATAAGATTTAGTCGGGTGAGAAATTTTTACTAAAGTCCCACTTGTAAAAGACTTAGGGTCATAGAGGCGAACATTAAAAGTAGATTCGGATATCTCCGTAATTGGATACCATCCTCCCTGCGAGCGCGTAAAAGCACTTGGGTAAGATGGGTTTCTTCCACGGACGACGTCATTAGGGGATAACCCCAAAAATTCGCCACTTCCCATAATCCCGAAAAACCCAACACCAAAACTTCCGGATATCACGTTTCTCGGGGAAGCTTCTAGGTAGTCAAAACCTAAAGCTTTCCCAAGTTGTTTTGTCAAGCTCCCATTTAATCTAAAAGTTTCCTGTTCCACCCCCGGAACTGTAATTGTTCCTAGGGTATAAGTTTTAGGAGGTTTTGCCCAATTTAATAGTCTCCATTTCTCATCAAAACTTGGGTCTATGTATTTGAATTGATCATAGGATAAAGCAGACGTAAAAATAACATAACCATGGTAACCACTCGGCGCCGATGTTGGATTATACAAGGGGTAACCTTGCGAAATAGCATATCCGGAGACTTCGGAAGATAAATCATATGTGCCCGAAGCATAAGCTTGAATATCGTGTAATGCCGTATAAACTGTTGGAATTACGTTTGGAGAAAAGCCCGACCCTACCCCTGTAGATAAATTAAACGAATACGATCCTTTGCTTGCATCTTCCCAAAAATCCGTAGCACTCTTCATCTTCTCGTAAAGATATGTATTATATCCAGAAGATGTTGCATCCGGAAAAGTTGCCCAAGGAGTGGTTACGTAAGGATCGTGGGCTGGAAAAGGCCCTGTCCCAAACTTGATATCCTGGAATTGAACTTTTATTCCTAGAAGTTTATATGTTCCTGAGACAAACATTAGTATTTAGAAGCAAAGATTACTGTAAACTTTTCTGATGACGGCCTTAAAATTTCTTGTAAGGTAATTACATCGTTAACCTTGTAAAAATATTTCACATTCTTAATAAACTGGGACTTTTCTTCATTTGGCAATTTTGCCGAAATAATTAGTGTCCCAAATCTCTTTAGGACTTTCTGTAATTGCCCTAAAAACTTACCCTTATCCTTTAATTTAGTATAGGTATTGAATGATAAAATTATATCAAAAGGATCATTAATTGGGAAAAGTACGTTATTATTATTAAAATCGTAAATAATTCCAGAGATATCCTTTGTCGAGTATTGGGTCTTAAAAGATTGATATTGTTCTTTATCTGGACAAACAACCTCAACTGATCTTGGGTTGCTTTTCTCTAAAAGGCTTAATCCAAAAAGAGAATCTGCATCTGTTAATAAAATTCTTTTTTGCCTTGTAAATAATTTTGAAAGGTTGTATTGATCGTGGAACAGTTGGGCCTCCTCTAATTCGGTATCAACCCTTTGTTCTATTATGGCAACCTCCGACCCAGTTTCTTGATTTAGGGTTTCGGCGGTTGGGGTTTCTTGGCGAATTTTAACTAAATTTCCACTTAAGAGCCCCTTATAAACATTCTCCCACTGGTAAACGTAATTATGCATACCATAGTTCTGGTAACAAAAATCAAACGCAGATTTCCCGATCTTTTCCCGAATTCCTTTATGATCAATTAAATATCTTAATTTCTTTTCCCATTCCTGGGTTGTCTTCGCTAAAAGACCAGTTTCACCATCAACAATTATATCTGCATAAGCACCAAAATTTGTAGCAAGTGTTGGTATCTGCAGCGCAGCATATTCTAAGAACTTAACGTTACTTTTTGATCTATTTAAGTTATTATCTTCAACTGAGATTATCCCGATATCAAAACATAGCTGTGAAAGCTTTAGTTGGTAAAACCCATAATGCCCAGGGTGTATATAAATAATTTTGTCCTTGAATTCAGTTAAGAATTCTGGTGGAGCATAACCGAAAAAATATAAGTGAACATTATTATATTTTTTCATCATTGCCTTCAATGCGGGAAATATCAACATTAAGTCATAATGATGAGTTGGAGAGCCCGCCCAACCAATTCGAACATCTTTGTGAATGGATTCTGTCCTACGAGGCCAAGTCTCAAAATCAATACAGTTAGGTAAAACTTCTATGTTTTTATTTAGGTTGCCGAGTCTCTTTTTTAAGAAAGGAGTTGAAACTGTTACAACGTCTGCATTCCGTAGATAAAACTCGAACCTACTTCTAACCTCAGGGTCTTGGTAATAAGTATAGTCGGGATGGTTTTTTGGGATACTGAATATATCGTCATCTAGGTCGTAAACTATTTTTATTCCCTGGGTCTTTAGAAATTTCCAATACTCGACTATATTCTCTTGAATATAGTCTCTTTGGAAAACACAAACAGCAGTGGAAGGATCTATCCTATTACGGGTTTCCAACGCAGTTACATTTACATCGTAACCCAACTTTTGCAAATATTTTGCTGGCTGGGCAACTCTTAAAACTCCGCAACCCCCTGGGTCCCCCTGATAAAAAATTATCTTATTACGCATTTTCTTCTGTTATAAAAGGCTGGTATAAAGTTTTTCGATCTCTGACAACTTGGCTATTTAAAATTAGTCCTTGCTGTAATAATTCTAATTTCTGCGGCTCTGAGTAAACACTATTAAAAGGAATATCAGAAATATATTCTAAGCTCTCTGCAATGTCTATAATTTTTATTTTTTCTGGGGTTTGGTTATTTAAGTCGCAAGGGTAACCTAACCCGGCTAAACTAATTCTCTCTGTCCACTCTGAATGTTCAAACCCATATTTTCCATAGTTAGCATTAAATCCCCCCACTCGCTCTAAAATCTTTTTAGTGAAAGTAAGGAAACTTCCCATCATTTGGTTATGGAAAGAAATTTTTACACCCCTGATTGTTTCAACCTTAACTAAATTAATTCCTAGCTGCCCGCCCATAAAACCAAAATGGTGGTATGGGGATTTAAACATTGCATTCACGTATTTGCGAACCCAACCAGGCTTATTAAATTTTACATCATCGTTAATTAAAAAACCATAGTCAACATTTCTTAATAAACTTAAAGCGCGGTTTGAATTTCTTGCAACTCCAACATTTTTTCTTCCTAATATAGAAATTATATCTTTTTGTTGTTTTAACCACTCCGCAGTCCCGTCTGTGGAAGCATCGTCAGCCACAATAATTTTTGATAATAAAAAAGCATCCGTTTGACGGATGCTGTTAATACATTGTATTAGACAATCTTTTCTATTGTATGTTATGATCCCTAGCCCGATTTCCATAACTATTATCCAATCTTTTCATAAACATAATCCCATGTTCCTGTTTCGTAGTTATATTTATCGACCTTATATCCTAAAGTAGGGTAGATTTGTTTAGAATCTTCATCCCCAATAAGACGACTAAGAACTGGGTCGGGGTCCTGTTCTCTATAAAAATCCCAAATCTTTAACCAATCACCTTCGTGAACGAAATGCCTTACTTGGGAAGGGGCAAGAAACATCATCTTTGCTGGATCTGCTACTGGCCTTCCATCCGTGTCTGTTTCTATAGCACTAAAAAATAGAATTTCACTTACATGATCATATTTTACTGTTGAATCTATATGCAAAAACCGTAAGGAAGACTTAAGATCTATCGTCATTAGTTTAACCCTTTCTCCAGGTCTTGGATAAGATCTACATCTTTTATATTTAATGCACTTAAAATTTTCTTTGCCCTTGTTTCTTCTAAAGCCCAGCTCCTAAAAGCCGCCGCCTCCCTTTCTGCTTCGGGTTCGGAAGCCCCATAGGTTGCGTGGGCAGCTTCATGGATCATTGTTTCGGCTATATAAATAATAGCGAAAAACTTCCAAATATCCCCAGAATACAGTTTCTTTGCTTCCTGCAAAATTCGATTTACATTAATACCAAAGCTGACCCCAAAGACATTATGACCTAACTCCTCTAGGTCCTTTTCTTTATACTGTAATTTACTCGCCAGTTCCTCTTTTACCTTCATTGAATGTTTAGGGTCATAAACTCCATAGGCACCGCTACCTAAATTATATTCTGTTATAATATTTCTAAATAAACTTTTATCGTCAGAATAGTGGGTGCCATCATAATCTAGAGCAAGCTCATGACTTATTTCGGCTTCTCGGAACTTTGACTTGAGTTCGCTGATGTCGACCCTTCTTCTCGCTCCCAAGGAAGAAGGGTCGACTTGCAAAGCTTCTCTTTTCATTACTCTTCTTCCTCTGTTTCTTCAGTTTCTCCCATTTTTCCCTCTTCTGGGATACCACCATAAGCTTTCATTAGGGCATCAAAAGCTTTCATTGCACGTTCGTCTGTGCTATGGCTCTTCCCCTTCTTATAGAGGTCTTCTAAAATCTTAGTAAGCTCTGTTGCGGCACTCATTAGAGGTGGGGCATCAACTTCCCTAATAACTTTAAGATCGTGATGATAGCCCTTTCCTAACATTTCCTCATAAATAAACCGGAAGATAAACATTGCTAAGGCACCGTGCCGACCAGAAATATTTGCTTTGTCCGATCCCGGCATATTGTAAGACCCAGTGACGTATTTTTTAATTTCATCTGGGGTTAAATTATGTGCCGCATGGGCATCTCCACCCTCTTCTTTCTTTGCATCCAAAACCTTAGAGAATTGGAGAAGGTCTCTATCAAGATCAAACTTATATAAAGTTTTAATCTTTTTAACCGCCCCGGATTCTAATTCTTTTAACTTTGGCTCTCTCGTCTCAACATTCATCTTCTTAGCAAGATCCCCACCACAAGAGGCACAATCTAAATCCAACAATGCCTTCATCTCAGACTTACACTCTGGGCAAATATATGTTTGGGTTTTAGCATCATATAATTTATCTGCCTTTTGTTTGCTTTCTCTAAAACCACAAGAAGAACATTGAATAATATCCCGTGGAGCTTGTCGCATCCCACAGTCTTCACATTCCCAGGACTCTGCACTTTTCCCGGCTTCTTCTGCAAAATCACCCTTTTCAGTTTTCTTTAATTTTCTCTTTTGAAACTCGATTTCATAGGAATTGGGGCGGTCAGAATGCCAAACATTGCTTCCCTCTTTTCTCCAGACTAAATAGTCGCCTAAGTCGTCCTTAAAGATAGCATAGGAAGCAATAGGCATCTTAGTAATACCAGCCTTTGCGATATTTGGGTGCCCCGAAGTATTAGATATATTAAGATTCCTTAAATTAGGATCATCAATCCGAAGTTGGTGATCCTTTAAGCCTAGGTTATCTAACATATCTTGGTAATTCGTGACTTCTGTAACAGACTCGGGAATTCCTGTCAGGGGAGTGACCCTTGAGGGTGCCGCAGAAAGGGCATTAATGCCACCTAACGGAATAAAGGTTGAATCTTGGGATTCTCGAGGTGCCGCTTGTGGCCCCTGCTTTCTCTTTCCAGGAAGATCTCGTGTTGTTTTTGTTACGTGGTGAATGTTTGACAAGTTTTCTACATCATAACGTCCCCCAGTGTTATAAACCAGGCAAGACCTAATAAAGTCTTCGAGATTAACAATGTTAATTACCTCTTCCTTTTCCCCTCTTTGCATAATAACCAAACCATTAAGGAGGGTTTTAACCCAATCTAATAGAACATTATGGGAAATATTATATTTGGCATTTCCCGACTTGGGAAGCTGGAATTGAATATTGGTAAGGGCCCTAAGCTTTTGTAAGGTTTTTGGCCCAGCAGGGGCGATCCCATGCTCTTGAATTACCCGGACAAAATGTTGAAGGTAGTTAAATAAATGCTTGTTAATATCAACATATTCTGTTTGATGTTGTTCGTTATAATTCGTTTCTAAATTATTAATTCTTTTTTCTAAAACCTTAAAAGCATCAGTCTCGGGTTCTTCGTCGGTCCCCGCATCTAGAAGAAGTTCCTGGTAATCCTCTATCTCTTCCGCCAGTTCGTTTAACTTATGAGCTGATAATTCCCCACCATGCTTATTTAAGAACGCAATCTCTTTATTTAAGTTTTGGATCATGGGGTCAGTTTCACTGACTCCGGCAGCATCGAATTTAATAAGAAGATCGTTCAATTTTCCAGCAATTCTTTTAACCCGAAGATGCTCTAAAGTCTCATGTAATAGATTTTTAATATGGTCTTCTTTTTCTTCATCCTTTGGTTCTAAATTAACCCCAAGGATGTCTGCTTTTCGCTCAAGGTCCAAACCAGTTCCGTTACTCATAGTAACCTTAACTTCAACCTCACCGGAATCCGTAGGAACTTTTCCACTAATTACTTGGTGCCCCCCGCTAGAGCTTAATTGGAACATGGGCAATGCTGTAGCATCTAATATTTTAACCAAACCATTTCGGGCTTTACTGGATAAGTCGTCTCCAATAATTCCGCTGAGTGTTTCTTTTAGATACTTAGCAAAATCTGTTTTATGTGTTCTATCCAGGAGTCTTTTGACAACTAATTTTCTAGCAGATTCGCGTTCCTTATCTGTAACTGGTTCCGAAGGCTCCCTACCTGCTTTCTTTCTTTTGACTCGGACTAGAGCATCAACTTCCCGATTAAGGGCTTTTTCTAGGGTGGGGTATCTTCTAGCATTTTCCAATAGAGCTAACTCTTGTTGGTTAAACTTTCTAACCTTAATATTTTCCTCAGATATAGACTTAAAGGGTTCGTTGAGTTGGTGATTTGCTTTTGCGACGGCATCTTGCAAATCTGTCATGAAGGTACCAAGACGAACTGCTTTACCATTTTTCATGATATAAAGAGGAGCCGATTCAACAGTCCCAATATCGCTTTTGAGGATTTCATGCTCTTCCCCACTATGGCTGGTAAAAGCTGCAGTTTTAATATTTCTGCCAATAGCCTTTAGCTGTTTAATATATCCCCGATACTTCTTTTTATCCATCATTGATTAACTCCCGGTAAATTTTAAGTCTTTTTTCTGCTTGAGTATATGAATTATAATTTTCCCTTGCTAAATTATAACCGTTATTTTGGATTTCTTTTCTTAAACTTGCTTTTTTAATTAAGTTTTCTAATGCTTTCTTCCAATCTTTTTTTCCCGCACAAAGGAACCCCACATTTTTACGTCTTAGGGTCTTTGAATAATTTTCAACATCTGATGCAATTACTGCAGTTTTCAGTGCCATATATTCAATAGATTTTAAATTGCTTTTACTTCGATTAAATACATTATCCACTAATGGCGCAACACCAATATCTAAATCTAAAAAATGCAATAACGGCAGATACTTATCAACATCCACCCCTTCTATCATGAAAAATCTATCTTTCGGGGCCTTTTTTGCTAGAAAATCTAACGTGTATCCGATATGAAAGAGTTTAGTAGTAGAATATTTCGACAAAATCCCCAAAAGAAGATCTTGAATCAAGGCCAGATCATGATGGTGAGTGGGTGACCCTCCCCAACCAATATGAATATAACCATCAGCTTTGCTTTTGATAATTTCTTCTCTTGTTAACGCAGACTTTCCGCGTTTTGGATCTACCTTATAAGCTACTCGAAGAGGATTTCCCCCTTGTTCAAGTTTATCAATTATATCGAAATTAATCCCATTCTCTAAGACATAAATATTAGGATTATATTTTAAGTATTGATTTTTAAGGTATTCTGTTGAAACTATTAGAGCATCTGCGTTTTTAATAAACCAAAGCCATTTTTCCTTATTTTCTTGAAACCATTTTGCTGTTGGATTCCAGCTAGGTAAATTAAAATAATCGTCATCCGCTTCATAAATTACTGGCTTTTTTTTCTCTTTTGCTAATTTCAGCCAAGGCCGTACTTCATCCTTATATTGCTTTTGCATAATTATAAGATCTGCCCAATCTAGGGCTTCTTCGCTGTAAGCTGTTTGAATTCGGGCAACAACCCCAGGGTATTTATTTAAGGCAAGAGATGGGACAGCAGCTCGATAGTAACCACAACCATCGAACCCTGAAATAAAAGTTAAAATATTCATTTGTTATTTAGGCAAACTGGATTACAATTTTTGCTGGATCAATAGTTCCAGAAGGGTCGAAAACTGTAATAGTTGCTAAAACAGTTTCGGGGACACTTTTAACCTTAAAGCTAGCCTTACCCTTTTTTAATTTTACCTTTAAGTTTGATAATTTACCACGGGAAGTTTCAATAATTAATTCTTCGTTATCGGAATCTTTTGCGCAGGGGTCCCCTCCAAGGAAAGATTTTTGGATATAGATGGTGGCTTCTGAAACGCCATTAGCAGGAATATCAGGATACCCATCATATGGTTGGACAGTATCCCGGGCATCGGTTGTCAAAATTAAAATGGGTTTTAGTTTTCTCTCAATCCCATTTCTAAGCTTATTAACCCTAAAATCCCCCTGTTTCTTCATTAATTCAAAGTTATCAGGAACAATCAAAAAGTCTGTTTTCTTCTTTGGGATCCCCCAATAAGCATAGCACTCTTTAGGCAAATTCGTTTTTTGCGGTTCGAGAGAATTCCCTTTTTGGTCTTGCATGCTAGAATGAAAGGCTATTATGTCGTGTCGTTTATATTTATCGTGATCCTCAGTTGCAAAAACAACTAACATATCTACATCTCCTATAGAGTTCCGCCGGATACTTCCGGACGGCTTATATCATATCCATCTTTCCAAATATAGGATGGATCGCTTGTTGGTATTGAATCCGGGCTAACAAAAGCTGTGGAATAATAATTTTGCCACCCAGCCTTTTTTAATAATACTTGGAAATTGAGGTAAGCTCTAAAATACGAAGGCTCTGTTTTTATATAGGAAGGAGACCTAAACCATAATATTCCTTGGTCATTTAACTCCCATACAAACCTTGAATCCAAAGTACCTGTGGCGAATGTAAAGTCAGGGATACCCCCAACTGCCCCAATAAGCCTTATATATGGTTTAGCCCCTAAAAAAGTACTTGAAAGGCCACTTAATAAAGTGCCATCGGGGAACTTAAAATTACTAACAGAAAGTCCTCTATATTCCCCGGTAACATCCGCAGAAGAAACCCCTAATGTAGTTCCTGACCATATATCAAAAGTACCGCTTACGCGGAATAAAGTAAGGTTTGCTGGGACGCCGAGAACAACCTGAAAAATTCCAAATTCCACAGCATTATCTAATACGTACCCTTGTAGAAGAGGACCAAACCCCCCAGAGGCATCTATCTGGTTTGTTGCTTTAATGTTAGTCCCACTAATATTTCCGGAAACATTTACATTTGCTGCTGCATTTATATCGCCAGTAACATTTAAGGCTTTCGTAAGATTTAAGTTCGTAATAATATTTCCGTTAAATGAAACATCATCGTCGAAAATAGAGTGCCCTTCAAAAGTGGCCCCGTCTGAAAAAGTCGAATGGTCATTAACAGATAAGGCGCCACTAACATCTAAGTTTTGGCTAATTGTTGTCTTTCCAGTATAGTCAATCTTAAAACCAGTTGCATTGAATTGATCTGCTGCGGAATTATTAATAATTTCAACAACGGGGGCAGTAGCACTAATATTAGATCTCTCAACGACAAGAACTTTTCCGGTCCCAGTTCCTAGAAAATAACCAGCTCTTCCGCTTCCTGCAGTTCTAACTTGAAGGCTATCTAGAGCCGAGGAGATGTTTGTTTTATCTATAATGAGGCCATTAGTATCCGGCGATCCCGTGTAATGCCCATTTGGGTTGGCATCCGTAATAGTGTCCCCACCATTATTCCGGACATAAAAGTCCCCCACTTGATCTCTTTGGACTGGTTGCACCATTTTATATTTCCTTTAACCAAGCCTTTTCATGCTAAAAGTAACTGTACAAGCTACATCCAAGTCCCCCCCAGAGTCGTTAGATAGACCGAGGCTTAAAACTGTTGAAGCAGATATTTCTCTTACGAGCTTTAAGGACATAAAGAAAGGGTCAGCAGTCGGCGTAAGGACCCTTGTTAGTAGAGGGGTCCAAAGGCCGTCAGAAATTGTATAAATTCCTATTGTATAATTTCCAGAATCTGGGGTAGATGCGTCATAAATATCAGCATAAATTTCATAAACACCTTGTCGCTGGACTTCAATATATCCACTTTCGTCTGTTACAAGAGAGGCACCGTCGGCAGAAACATCGACTCCTTCGGCGACTACAACTTCAGAAGTACCGCCCCAGTCAGGAGCGCCGGTTGTCCCGCTGCCTGGAAAAGTTTGAAGCCCAGTATATTGGTTTGCCCAATACCCTCCCTGGGCTGTAGCAATTAAATCCCTTGTATCTTGCGCAGAAATATTTCCTGAAGAATTATTTGCAAATAAACTTTCTAGTTCTGACCGGGTTCTTTCGTTTTCTGTCGTTCCCATATTTATTTATCCTTTTTAACTAAAAGCAGAACTAAAGGAAGAGCCGAATGATCCTGTTATGGTTCCCCCTGATCCTGTTCCTGCAGAAGAATCAAATATTCTGATAGGAATTGGCAATCCTAATTCATCGTCTTCGTAATTTGCGTAAGCATAACAATATACACCGCTTACATTATACATATCCGCCCTAACGCCTAACAAAGAAGCATCCCCAATAGTATACTTAATTGGGTAAACCTGGAAATTATATGCTCCAGAAACCATGCTATAAGTGAATTCCCTTCTGAAAACTTCGTCGTGGTGTGAAGGGAATAAGGTATTGGGTTGTTCTAAGACAGGTTTTCTTAGAGCTAACGTAAACGGACTTGTCCCGGAACTAAGATAAAATGACCCTGACCCAAACCTAGTGCCAGAGAAGTAAAGGTTAGTCTTATTATTTAGCCAATCAATTTCAACATGCATTAAAGTTCTATTTAAGTTATAATCAATATCCACCGGTCTAAAGATTCCCATCCAATCAGAATGATTTGCAAGATAAGAGGAAGACCCGGGATCCCCATAGTCCGAACAATATAGCATTACCCAATTTCTATTATGAATCCCACCCCCACTTCCTAAGGATGGGTCTGCTATAATACTAGCTGTGTTTGAAATCCCTGATTTCGTCATTCTCTCGATATTTGTTGGAATTACATCGCTACCGGCACTATTAAAAGTTGCTACGAAGCCCCGAGGGATGCTTGATAAGGCTCCACCGCCATTATCCGCTACGGATAACCCAGAAGGCCCCCCTTGCCCAGCTAAGGCAGGAACATTAAATTCAAGCGTTGGAGAAGGGCTTAAAGGATTTATTGTTAAAGCAGCACTTGAGTAAAATATGGAATTACCGCTGGCAGGTATAAAAGTAGTGAGCGGTTCTTTTGTTTCGCTATCTCTACCATCAAAGGTATGCCTAATATCTAAAATAACTGTAGTTGTTCCATTAGCAGCACCCGAAGCCGAATTTATAAAATCCTCATCAATAAAATATTCTTGAGCTGTAATGATTGTTTTATTTTGTTTTAGGTCCCTAGTGATATTAACCTTTGAGGTGTCTAGGTTATACCGAATTTCCCCCCGATTTCTGCCATATAAGGTACTAAGATAATCTGCAGAATGAAGGAAATAATCTTTGGTAAAGAATCTAGCAGTTGCCTCCCTTTGCCAATCCCCATTCCAAATCCTATTGCATGTCCAATCTTCGTCATAATAATCAAATAGATAGAAACGTGGCCAAGTTGGATTAAATGGCAAGACATTTGCAGCCCCAACCACTATTGGGTTTGCGCTTCCAAAATTTCGATCATCAAGCGACCCGCCACTGCTAGCGAAAGTGTCCGACCAACGAACTTCACTTAGTGTTGGAACAATATCCTTTCTGTCCGTATTACTTCTAATTGCTAATTGATATCCAGAAGAAGCAAAGTTAGACCCAGAAGCATGCCTTTGGAAGTTTTTAGAGGATAAACTAAAAGAATCATTAGTTAATAAGTAGGTCTTGTTACTAACCAAGTCAACGCGAATAGCGGGATCATATAATCCTATAATTCCCGCAGAACTCCAAGGATGACGATATCCTGAATTCTGGAAAGCAAAAGCAACTGTTCTTTGAATATGAGGTAATATATGAGGAATAAATTCATACCCCATCCAATCTTCTCTATGATTCGCATACATTCGAACAATCGGGCCCTCAGCCCAAGGAGGATATGCATATCCTCGCGAATCCGTGGAGAAGGGAGAGAAGTAAGGCATAATCTGGCTTCTGTCCTCCGCAGGAACCACTCCCGAAAAACGGGTGATTGGAGAATAATATGCATGATTCGGGTCGTAAGGAAGCATAGTCCCAGACCCAATAATCATCGCTTTTTTAAGTTCAAGCGGATGATTAAACGTATCCCTCCAAACTTCTGCAGTATCTGGGGTAACCCCCGAATTTGCATCAAGTAGAAGATGCCGCAAACTTAAGTCTAGGGGATAGGCCCCTGGGTAATACCCAGAAGCACCTGATACTTTATAACGACCAAATCCACTTGCAGTCGAATGTAAATAGGTATGGTTATTCCAAAGGTCAATTGTTATGCCAGTATTTCTAACATCAATAATATCTCTAACAGTACTGGCCTTTCCAATAAAGGTAGAACCACTTACCGCGGCCCGCAATAGCGGGACAAAGGTCCCCAAACTACTTTGGGTTATATTGCAATCATAAGATGGGTTATTAATAGCTGTGATATAAACAAACCCATGAGACCGAGTGCTAAATCCGGGGTAATACCTTTGAGAAGCAGGCACGAATCTAAAAAGCTTAGCATTTCCTAGATGAAAGTCTTTTCCATTTAGGATATTTCCATTAGTAAAGGTAAAACGCTTATTTTCAACGTAGTCGTATGTTAAGCCAGTCTTATCAGGGGAAGAGAAAACAAAGGTTTGAGGGAATGTTCCTCCCCAAGTTCCAAAGGAGCTTCTAATCCTTGATTCGTTCCCGGGAAGATCAATATCAACTGAAACAAGAGCCACGTTAGTGTTAGGTACAGTAGAGACTGAAATGAAATCTTGTGGGAACGTTGGGCCATAAGTTATATCCTTTGGAGCTGTTACATAAGCACTGCAAGGATTATACATTAAAGCCTGATAATATCTTCCTGGGGTAAATGTAAAGTCGGGAAGTCTCCATGTGGTGCAATTTACACTATCGGGCTCTTCACAAACTTTCGCAAATACTACTTGTTGATAACCCGTGTCTGGGGTTGTCTCAACAACATAGAAAGAAATTGGGCTTGAAATTAAAGGATGAAGCAACCTACCAATATAAATTAGGCAATCTCCATTATGCCCCCGGTAGAAAGTAATTTGATCTGTTCTTAGAGGCTCTATATTTTTTATATCCCCCAAGATCGATGGAATATTATTCTCAGCAAATTTTGGAGGAGAAGTTGGTAAAGTTAAGCTTGTTAGATAATTAAGTAATGCTGGTTGACCCCTTTTTTCAGAAAGTAAATGAACCAAAGGTTTATTTGACTCTAGAAAGTGATTCCCCAGAATATTTTCTGAAACAGGATAGGTAATAATTGGTTCGTTACTTGTTTGTGCCCCAATTGTTATATCTACCGGAGACTCAGGAACACAGTCACAAGGCCAATCCAATCCTTTAAGATAAACAGGATCAAAATTTCCAACGAGAGGAATATTATCATCGCTGATGAATGGGAGATACCAGGGCCAACAAGATACTGTTTTAATAGTCCCTTCAGAGTTGCTTACCTCTACGAGGACAGGAAGATCCTTAGAATTCCTAAAGAAATCAAGAGAAACCCCATCCCAAAATTTTGGATTGGGTAAGTAGGCAGAAGGTAATGTTGATCCCGAAGCTACTGGGAATACCTGGGCATTCACATCATCTAAATCAGAGTAAACTGCTTGAACATACTCATTATTTAGGGTATTTGTTATTTTAACAGTAAGCGGGGTACTTCCCGTAAACGTATTAGGGGGTACGTATAGTTTAAAAAACTTGCTTAATGATAATTGTTCTTGCGTAGCCATTTAAATAAAACTCCTAGGGATATATATCGTTATCTCTATACCCGGCTAACTCGACCGTTTTTAATTTTAATAATTTTTGATTAACTGTCCCCTTATCTACATATAGTCTAATAGTTGCTTCACTTCCCCAAAGAGGGAATCTTGCTCCGGAGCCTAAAAGGTAGGAATAACTTACAGACTCTGATGCGGGTAAATAAGTTCCCATTGGAATAGAAATTCCGGCGGGAATCGGCTGAATCCCAACATATAAATATGAAAAATTTTCATTTAATGTATTTTTTAATCCACCAACACTTGCGTTATCTGGATTCTTCGCATTCCTAATAATATCATAAGTATAGAAATATTGCGAAGATGTTACCCGCCCTTCCTTATCTTCAGTCTTTTCGTTTGTAATTAAGACCTCTGCCGTTATATCGCTAAATGTTGTTATTTCCCCTAAAGTGATTAAACCGCAATAAGGATAATATTTATCTAGGACTACAAAGGAAGTATCGACATAGTTGTTCGTAGATTTATTAATAGGGTTTCTAATATTATCATCTAAGATTCGTGCCCCCGAGTCCCGAACAACTTTTGTAAACATAATCCCACTTGCTAGTGGAACAGCATTTCCAGTGAGGTCCCCGGGATATGGCAATACGACTGACTGGTACCATCCAACAAAAGTCCCTGGCGGATCTTGGTGATTTAAGATTGGGGAATCAGCAGGGCCATAAAAAGAAGAGGAAAAGCCAGGCTGATCGCCCCCTGTAAATATAATTCCACCGCTAACTGGTGGGATTGCCCATTTTAGTGCCATTTTTATCCTTTATTTATGTCCAAGAGGGCCCAGTATTATAAACTGTTACAGCTCCCCATTTTGCTGATCTTCTCGTTCTTGAAAAAGTCTTAGAATCGCTATAAAATTTAACATCCCACATATCTCCATCAACTTCAGCGTATGGAGGGGTTAAGCTTGCGTAGGCAGGAATATCAACTCTAACAATATTATCAGAAATATATGTTAAACCACTTAATGAAGTTTCCCCGCCAGCCCCCGCAAAAGCAATATCTGTTACTGTTGGGCCATAAACTTGGAAATGTGCATATCCTCCAGCAGAGACTTGGTCCTCCCACATCTTATACGCTCTTGGAGGAACGCTATTCAAACTTGGTCTTAAACTATTAATTGTTTGAAGAGTTGCTGGGTCTAACGTTGCGTATTCAACTCTAATTGGGTTTCCAGAATAGACCGCCACATTATCGGATCTTCTGCGAACAACAAGTTTATAAAGTCCTGCCGTAATATTTGTATTCAATGTTGGGGTAGACATAACCTTTGGGGCCTTTGGATTAACATTTTTAGTTGATATTAATGTCGGCGTTAAATTATAATTTACTATTGGGTCAGTATACCCATTATTGCTAGTGTTGTTATTAGGGTCCCCAAAACCAGGCGATGTCTGTGTCCCTGGCTTAAAGAAATTAGGGTCTAATAATTGCGTATTTATGGGAGCATCGGGATCATCTTCTAAAGAAATATTTGATGCTGAGGAGTCTGAGTCGAAATCAAAACCATCATTATCATAAACAATTATATTATCTGCATCATTTGTCTCATTATTTCCATCATTACTACCCAGAGAATCTGGGAGGGAGAAGAGATCATCAAGTCCTTGTTCCTCCAAAAATTCCTTAAACTCTTCTAAGGATATCCCTGTTCCACTAAATTGTAACCACAAATTTTGGGATACAATCATCGGTCCGCCATGGAAACATAAGAGACATCTCATTGCTCCATTTGCAGTTTGGTAATAATTATTCCCAAGGGAGTCGGCAATTAACCAAAGGTTTCTAGTTCTTTCGTATGATATTTCTAATTCTGAAGGTTGGAGCTCCCGAAGAGGAAATTCCCCAAAACCTACTGGAACGTTAGGCATTGGGACTACAGAACTGCCTTGTCCCTGTTGTATTGCCCAAACAGGAATATTTTCCGAGCCAGTACCACTGGTACCCGGGTAAGTTACTGTCGCGCTTTGAGGAGGGTTTCCACCCGAATCGGCTTCTATTGGTAATCTTCCACCGGCTACTCTTCCTATATTTCTTGCTGCTGGCGGCTCGGGTAAACCCAAACCAACAACGGCTTCAGTAGAATCTCTATTTGGAGTTCCTAGCGGTGGCCTAGAGTTAATATCAGAGAAGTTTGTTTCGGCAGGGCTAGGAACTTCAACATATCCTGGATCCCACATAATATCATTTCTAAATAAATCTGGGTCAATTGGAGTCCTACTATTGCTAATATTATCATAGTTTCGATAAGGATTCCGCCCAATTGAAAGAACCCCTCCCGTTGGCTGCGGCCGATCAAAAAGAATAGCCGTATAGATATCAGTATATCTTTCGGATAGTAGATTTGAAGTCCTGTACCCTATATCATACCTTATTCTAGTTGCGGACCCGGGTACAGGTAATAACGAGGCTATTGGGAATCTAACGCGGCCTCCTGCATAAACAGATGAATCCGTAAATGTTATTTGCAAGTATAGATCCACTGCAGTGCCTGCCAAGATGGCAGCAATTGCCGGAGGAATATTTGCATCAAACTTAACAACCTTTTCCCCACGCTTCCCAAAAATCTTTGTAAGCAACTCGTCTTCCCCAGAAGGGACAACAGCAGCATCTATTGTATCTGTTGCATTTTGAATGTCATGATAAATTAAATCGTACTGAGAAATATTAGTTTCGTCTTCTGGGACTGGCGCTGGGAGGGTCAAAGTAACCCCAGTATAGTTATCTTTATTAACTAAAATCCCTAATTTGTTAAAGGAACTCGGCATTGGGGGTGGAAAAGTCTCAATGCTGCCGGAAGGCGTAATATTTAATCCCGGAATCCTGTATTCAGCGTGTGGCGCAACTATATTACCAGTTCTTTGTTCAACTTCGAAAGGCATTGATGGTCCAGATTCCACCTTAAAGGGATACCATGGATAATTAACCATAATTCCTTCATCTTCCAGCCCGCGCAAAATCTCATCCACTTGTTCTGTTGGAGACGGAATCCAGTCAACAGGGGCACCGTAGGTGTCAACAATATCATAAGGAGGGATACGGCGACCTAAAGTTCCATCTGGCAAATTAGAATTTTCTCGACTAGAACTAGCTCCTTGGAAATGTGGATACGTTGGGGTAAAGTTTGTTTCAGGGCTTGCCCCTTCAATAATATTAGGATCGAATCCTTCTGGATCAATATATTCCCCTGGGTCTGCTGCTGTGGGGACAGCCGACACTGGATACATAATAGTAGGGTCTACGTTGCCAGTAGAAGTCCCATTTAGAGGAACGGTATCGAGATTACCAATAATATTAGGGTTGTTAGAAACGGTTATTCCCTGAATAAGATCTCTAAAAGTTTCATTATCAATTTGCCCCGATCTGAAAGCTGGGCGTGCTAGCCTAAACCCATCGTCCCCCGCGCCTCCATCAGCAGCACCGCCTCCAGCACCCCCACCTCCAGTACCCCCACCAGGAACGGGCCCACCAGGATTGCCAGGAATTCCCCTTCCAGGGACTGGACCAGGAATAATTGGGGGTTCATCGTCCCCATCAAAATCGTTCTCTGGATAGGGCTTCCCACTAAATATAGGGGTATAAGTATATGGATAGTCCACTTGTGGGTAGGGTCTTAAAACATCTGCGCAAGTAATACAGCAACAGCAGTTTACGTCATTCCTATGATATGGTAGTAACCCAAGTACCTCTCCATCAATAGGACTAGTGTATAAGAATCTATTCCCCGGAGGGTAGGCACAAAAATCTTCTCTAAAGCTTGGGGGAATTAGTAAATTAGTTATCGTTCCAGGAGTAGCTTCAAGCTGGTAGTCGCTGAAAGTAACTTCATCGTTATGGAACAAGTTCGTAATAATACTTCCATTATTATTTCCTGGCTCGAGCCCATAAACAACAATCTGAAGAAGATGTGTATCTGTATCATCTCCGGGGTTAGTAACAGTAAAAGTTAAATTAGCTTTAAGGTGTTCCAAGGATGGCCCAGCAACTTGTGCGCCGTCTAAATATACTTCAACCCAACTATTAAGCTGAGTAACTGCTACCAAATCTTGTATTGAAGCTACACCCGAAGATAAGACTCTAAAACGAGTCGAGAAAACTGCGTCATATCGATGGGATCCCGTATATAAGGAATTAATAAAAATAGACCCACCAACAGTTGGAATAGAAAATCTTCTTGCAACGCCTCCAGAAGCATAGATTGGTTTTGTTAGGGCAGACGGAGCCAAATTTAAAGGACCCGATCTTCTTCCTACAATATTTTCGCTGTAGAACTGAACTGTCCATTGTGCAGGGGACTCAACGTTGGATGGTTTGTCTAAAAGACTGTCCCAGCTATGAACGTGGAGGGAGTCTGCCCGTTGAGGAAGTTCCGAATAATTTGTCAAAATTGTCCCGTTTATCATATTATAAACAGGGCCACTACGAGCAGAAAGGGTTCTTCTCTCGGTCTCCGTTAATACTGTATCGTAAAAAACCTTTGCGTGGTTTATCGTCTGAACTGAATCGTAATTTTTATGTAAAATTTTACCATTATCAGTGTAAATCTCTAGCCTATAACCAGAAGCAGTCGCATACCCACCTTTAAGGTCTATTTGATCCCCAAGAGTTGGAGAAATCCCGTAAGTAAGTTGTAAAAGGGGGCCGCCTTGGTGTAAAGTAGGATCATTAGTGAGAGTCTTTTTTAACTCTAATGTTGGATGAATTTCTGGGGCGCAATCATCCATGACATCGAAAGTGTTATAAACAAAATCGTTGTTGATTTGATCCGCTTTTATAGCTCCGCTAGCTCTTTTCCGAGGATGAGCATCGGGAGGGTAGTTTTGATGGCTTCCAGATGGAATTGGGTCACATCCAGGCATTTACTTCTCCTAGTCGTTTATACCAATAGCTAAAAATCCTGTGCGGCCGAGGAATAACCCACTTGAGCCCAAATTCGTATTCGTTGTTTTAACTCCAATATTGGTATACTTCATTTGATTCCAAGAAACAATTGGGGATTTCTTCTCGCCTCCAAAGTTTGCGTCACTAGCAATAAACGAATGATCAGAATAACCACCCACCCCAACATAATGTCGCATTAAGTTTTCGTTTAAGACGGACCAAATAACTAGTGGAGGATTATTAAATCCAGAAAATCCAGTTGGATACCCTAGAACATCCGAGTATCCAACGAATGTTGGGTCTATTGCCGTTAAATCTGTGGTATCAATCGTTATAATCCCAGTGCTAAAATCAACCTCTGTTGCCAACCCATCCCAATACCCCATTACCGCCTTTAAGGTTGGGTAAGGGGGAGTAGATCCGGAAGAATTAGTAGATCCAGTTCCCTCTTTATAGGCAGTGACATAATAATTAGCAATCCTATTTGTTGCAATCCTTGTCCCATTCACAACTTCAAAAGTTACGATTCTATTTTCATCAATATTACAAGTTAGCTCAAATGGTTGGTTAGCTTCCACATTTCCCAGCAAATAATGGCTTGGGGAAACGATATAGTGCATATCATTAGAAGTAAACCCCGACGGAACTTGTAATTGCATTCCATCTGATATTGTCCCATGATAATGGAAAAAAGAAGGAATAGAGTGTGAATGATAGTCATCCGCTTTAACGTTTGGGCCTCCCGTTAAAGCAGTTTTTTGCGCCTGATTTAGCATCGTTGCGGCGCTTATGGTCTGTCCGTTAACTCTTCCTTGGCTATCGACTTGAAACGCCCCACCCGCCGCCGTAATTTGGAGGTCGCCAGTATTTATGTTATTAACTTCCAGCGCAGGGCCGCCGGGGTGAATACGGCTAATTCTAACTAAACCGCCGGTCCCTGGGGAAGTTGCCCCAGTATCCGAAACGATACCACCTGTTTTTGGGAGGGCGTATTCTGCTATTTGATTTTCTTGAATTGGGTTTTGTCCAGCCATATTTATTTACTTTTTCATCTAAATCAATTTAATTTCACTGAATTATTAATAGTTTATTCGTTTCCTACTCGAACTTCACATACTTGAATGATGGGGAGCTAAAGAAGAATGCTCCAGAAACAAAATCAGGTCCTGGGGACTGCACAACCCGCTGAATTCTTCCTGTTATAAGATTTTCGGAGGATGTTAATGCTGCCGCAGGAATTTCTAAGGCAGTGCTTAAATTAAAAGCATCGCTTCCATATGAATCTGTGGTTGGGTTAATTATAATAGAATCAATTCCCGAATTTCCTCCAGTAAAAATATTATCTCCTGGATCTAAAACCTTATAAGCTAAATTAATAAGGCAAGTTCCCACGTTAGGAAGCACCGAATTCCAATAAAATTCTAGATTTATGCTATTATCTAAACTAATATCCCCCGGAACCCTAAAGTTAAATGTTAATTCTGTCCCAGCATTTAAAACCCAGCCACTGATTCCGGAAATAAAGGACCCCGAAGGCTGTGAATAACTACTAGAAGGGTCGAAAGTTAAATCCAAATAAGACGTTCCATACCTCGCAGTTGGGTAAATTGCTGCGATTGGCTCCATCCTAAAAATTCTAACTCTACATTGGGACGCAGCAGTATCAAAAATTTCCCTTGTTAGTTGAAGAGAATTCCTGGTACTTTGGTGCCAATAAATTCCCTTTTTCTCCAAGCTTCCACTGGGGCGATCCGACTCAGTTCCGTAGTATTGGTTATTAACGCTTCCGGTTGAATCCTTATAGGTTAAATCAATTATATAAGAATCAGGGTCTTCCCCAATATTGTGAGCTAGCGTTAAAGTTTGTCCGTTGCTAATCGACGTATAACCTGAATCATATTTTAGCGTTAAGGCTTCCGTAGCATCCGGGGTTGCAACTCCTTTAGACGTGTCCCAAATTCGAATTCTAACTTGGTCGTAAAGAGTCGTCCCGTCGTCCGGCTTTGAAACTAGGGTTAATGCAGAGGATGTTAAATTAGTATAATGTGCGAAATATTCAATCCCCGCTTGTGGGGTATTTCCCCCAATTCCTCTATTGTGTGTTCCAAAAGTACTTAAGGTGTCCCTTAATTGGACGTCAACTATATAATTATCAGGAATTGATCCCAAGGTATGGTCAGGATCTAAGGTTGAAAAATTAATTGATCCATTGGTCTTGTTAAACCAACCACTATCAAAATTAGGTTTTCCCATTCCCAATTGGCCGCCCGCAGGAGATAGGGATAACGTTTCATATGTATATAGCCTAACCCTAAAATAATTCCATCTAGTATTTACTGGTGCGGTATTATCCCCACTAGCACGCTCAACTGAAATTTCAGAGGAGGTTAAACCAAACCACCGCGAACCCCAGGTAACTCCATTACTTCTTTCGTTTAATCCTAAAGCATTATTATGTGGGTCAGATCCGGTAGCGGAGGACGACCCCTCTAACACAACAACACCCTTAGTTGTAATAGTAGACCCAAGATTGTGTGATAAAGTAAGTATTGCGCTTGGGTTTATTGGGACCCAACCACTATCGTATCCAAGGACTAACGATTCCCGAGAAGCCGTGCTTACGGGCCCACGGGAATAGTCCCATACCCGAACTCTTATATAAGGATTATCTGTATCATTTGCTCCACGGGCAACGTAAAGGCTTGACGCAGTCACAGTATGGTAAGCATAGCCATAAACACTTGCGCCCACTTGTTCTAAACCAATTTGTTTATTTGTTACTGTTGTTCCCGCGCTATCATTTGCTCCCTCTATAACAATTATCCATTGTTGGGGATCTAGCCCTAGCTCATTTGCGGGGTCTAGGGCTGCAAAAACAAATTCTGTATTTCCAGTTGAGGTTGGGATCCAACCACTATCAAACTGTGGCGGAGACTGGAAATTAACATTATCAGAGATTAAGCCGTCATGCGTATGATAGGAATCAGCAATACTTGCAGGGCCACCTTCTAATGTGGCTCGAGCTGTAGGATCCAAAATACCATCTGGGTCTTTCCCATTAATTGTTGTAACGGTTGCATTTCCTACCCGGTCAATATTCCAATTATTATTTGACCCCTCAATGTCCGGAACACCAACATTAGTGTTAAATAGTTTTATTCCTTGATTTTCCTTAGGCTGTAGGGTTGCTCCATTATTCGTCCAATTAGAAGATGACTCAAGCTCGCTCGTTAAAGACCCTGCCGGTATTACGAACTCAACAATGTCGCCCGAGCTTAAGGCTGGACTGAAAGTTACTTGTGTTGGGCCCGCCTCTTCGTAATAGACTGTAAGAGTTTGAGTTTGTGGGTCTCCTCCAGGTGGATCTTTTCTTGTATACTTTGCTCCGTTTACGAAAACTAATAATTGTTGTTCGTAATCGTTCCCAGCTTGTCCCACGATATAACTAAAAGGTAATGTAAATGTTACTTGTGCGGGCGCTGAAATTTGAACATCCCGTTGCGGTGGGTTAATTCCAGGAGCATATAAGCTTTGTGCGCCAGCGACAACCTGAAACTCAATATTATCCCCCTCTGGGAAATAGGTTGTTGTAGAGCCCCAAAGGAAAGTTACTTTGTTAGAACGATAAATCCCAACTGTTTCCCCCGCTGGAACAAACTCTTCATAATTAACATTATTTAATAATTTAACGCCGTTTCTATAAACTAGTAACTCGTATCCACCTGTTAAATATTCAAAAGGTAATGTAGCTGTTTTTCCAGAAACTTGATTAAGGGGAATTCCAGGGAGTCCTTGCGTTATTCCCCCAGAAACAAAACCAACATTGTTTATATCCCCGCCACTAGCAATCGTCCAGACATACCTTTCGGGAGAAACAACTTGGGCAGTCATTAAATTATTTATAGGACGAACTCTAGTAATCGGGGTTATTCTAACTTCATCGTCTGAAGATAATAATCCAAGATTTCCAGAAATAATTAATCTGTTATTTGCTGCGTCAGTATCCGTAATAGTATATGTTTTTCCGTTTAAGACGCCGGTAACAATGAATAGTTTATAACCATTAAATTGGTCATCTGTAGAAATCACAGATCCTTGCAAATTCACATAAGATAAACTACTAACAATTTGAACAGACTCAACTGAAGCATCCGTTTCCGTTAATGCGGTCATTGTGTCCCGCAAATAAATTTCTGCTAAGGGAAACTTCCCGATATGGGAAGGGGTAACTGGCTGAGCAGAATGGGAAACTTCAATTCCAGAAGAATATTCTAAGATACCACTCTCGCCAAGGGAGATTAGGTCTACCCGATGCTTTCCTGTCGCCGGGACGGCAAATTCGTTCGTAACTCCACCTTGCCAAAATCCAGCAAATTCCCCAAAGTTGTATGTCCCCGGTTGGGCATATAACCTTAGGCTTGGGTTTGGGTAAGAAGAGTCCTGTCCCGTTGTTGGCTCAACCCTTAAATCCCTAATTCCGTCGATTGTTACGGCATTTTCTTTAATATGCCCATAGGGGGTTAAAGACTCGTCAAGCCTATCCCCCAAGGAATCCCTATTTCCTCGGGCATCTACAATTTCAGGACTTGCGCCCATGTTTAGGAAAGGTCTGATATCTTCAACATCATCTTTTGTTATTGCTTTTACCGACCCGGGGATACTTCTTCCATCATCCTGAACTATTAAAATTGCAATGGGCAACTCGTCGTCCGGGGCCTCTGGGTTCGCTGTGGAAGCATCTGGGCGAGTTGCAATTTCTATACCTTGGGTTACGGTAATTAAATCAGCAGCTGGGGTTGTTCCTGTATCATCCTTCATTAAAGAGATCAGGACTTTTTGGTAATACCCAGCATTTGTGATGGCATTTAATTGGTGATTGCCCCCAAACCCTAAATCTATTATAGTTGTTGGAAATCTTAAGATATCAGTCCCATCAACATAAACTAAACCTTGATTTATAGTAACAGTTGTTCCTAAGGGGTTAACATCCAAGTTTGTTATTGGAAATTCTATAGGAAGACCCGCAATTGGAACAAATCTTCTCTTATCATCTACTGTCCACAAGCCTGTAGTCGGGTCGATATAAGTCTCTGCGACCTTAACATGGAAATCTGTGGGCCAAAGTTCATTATATGTTAAATTCCCAGAAGAATCTACATACCATTTTCTTGGAATATTGGGAGAAGCAAGCGTTGCAGATCCCGCTTGAATCGTAAATTTATGATCTCCAACGTAGCCCCACCCAGAATCCCAAACGACCTGGTTTGTTCCCACAGTGGCAATAGCCAAACCATCCCCAACATAATTTCTGGCTGAGAAAATTCTCAAATCCTCAATTTGGTCTGCGGAGATAGATTCGTTCAAGGCTTGCCTATTTAGCCTTGCAATAGGGACAATGAATTCGGTTTCAAAATCTACTGTCGGGATAGAGGTTCCTTCAGCAATTCTTAATTCAATATAGATCTGCCTGCGGGTAGCTGTTTCTGTTCCAATGTCTGGGTCTATAATATTAGGATCCTCTGTCGAATCAACGGGCTCGAACTTATAATAAATATAAACTAGGTCGACTCTAGATCCACCTAAAGGCGTTGTTAAATTAGAAAGGACTCTATAGGTAGGAAGCCTTAAAAAATTTCCTGAATTATAATAAATACCAGACCTAATTCCAACCTCATTAGGCTCCCCAGTAGAAAAAACTTGATAGCTATCCCCAAAAGGCCCATCCCCAACCCCAACTTCAGAGAGGAGATTCGACATTTCTGCTTGGATATCTTGTAATTCATTTAACTCAGAATCTAAGATTGATCGTTTTTCGTTAAATACTACACGATCATAGTTCTTATCTGGATCAAATGTATTGCGTGAAACAGTCATTTTTTAGTTTATCCTCATCTAAATTTAGAAGTTCTGCCTTTGCGCAATTCCACCCGAAGGAACTTCGTAATCCGTTCCGCCCGAGAAACCGTCACCATATTTCTTTGTTGGTTTCACAGTAGGTCTTCCAATACACCTATAAACGTCATATGCAATATGAAGATTTCCAAGAGAATCCGGAAGGGAATAATTAGAATCCATAATGGTTGTAGACCCTTCATTAATTGTCACGCTACCTTTTGGAAGGAGGAAAAGCAAATCATCCGTAGTGAGTAAACCACCCACGGGATCAATAAACCTAATAATGCTTCCACCTAATTCAATATATGACTTTCCTAGTATTTGTAAGACACCATTTCTGTAAACTTGTAATTGCCCTCCAGGGGTGAAATCAAAAGAAACGGTAAAGTCTGTTTGGCCATCAAATGTTGGGTTTTGGAAATCTGATTGGCTATCAACTACTGTTGTTGTTTGGCTACTAATCCCTAGATTCTTTCCTAAACTAGAAACAACAAACATTAATAGTTCGCCCGTAGTGGGATGCTCAACTAGGCCATACCAGCAGCCTTGGATATTGATAAGCTCGTTAAGAAGAGGAACGGTAACCACTTCCATTGCATTGTCTTCTGAAATAGTTCCGTTTTTATCCGCCATTACCCAGAAATAAAAGTCAATACCTCTTTTTGGTTCTTCTGGCAGTGGGGTACTTGGGCTTGTAATGAAGTCTCTAATATCCTGAACAAAAATACGTTGTCCAGTATAAGGAAGAACCCCTGTTCCTCTTGATGGGTCGTTGTTTTGCTCCGAGAACCTATAATAGGTAGAAGGAAGACCCCCGAAAGGAGTTAGCTCTACAGTTGAAGTAAGATCTGAATCATCCCCATCTGAAGGCATTGGGAGCCTGCTTGAAACGTTAACCAATAGGTTACTTCTTAAGGAAGGCTCGTCCCCTCCGGTTCCTAGATTGTGGATTACACCAGATTTTCCTAAAGACCTGATAATTGCCTTATTAATATTTTGGTTATTACCTTGATAAGGCTCGTGGTCATAGTAGAAGTTAATTTTATCTGATGTTGTTGGGGTATACGAGTGGTTAACCACTAAGTCAATACTAGAAACAGTTGCAGGGGGTATTACGGTTGTGTATGTAACAGTAATTGCGTTTGTCCCGAATCCAGTAATTGCTGAAATTTCATATGTAGATCCCGGGGATGTTGTGGTTTGGGGAGCCCCGGCGTAAACCCCTCCAGCTAATGCTTGATAGCTGATATAATCAGTATTAAGCCCCGTCCCATCTGGGTCAAAAGCAAAAACATCATAAATTAACTCATTAGTTGGCGCCGTAAAGATTACCTGGTTAGTTCCGTCAGGGGTTCCAGTTAGTAAGGCAGTTTTTGCGAAGTCAGTAGCACCTTTAGTGACCTTCTCATAAATGCAATGATAATTTTCTAGGGCAAGGCTATACCGAACAACATCTGCGGTAGAAAATACCTGAGTAAACGTGATAATGAAATTCCCGTCAACGCCTCTTTCAACCGACTCTGTCGGAATTGTAATAAAGCCACTTGGTGTTAACTTCTCAAATTTAATAAAACCTAAAGCAGTTTGCCCGACGGGTGGGACTAATTGAACTGCGTTTCCATCGGCATTAAATACGCCGGAGGGGAAATCTGTTTTAGTATTATAGGAAGCAGTTCCATTTCCTTGGAAATGCCCGATATAAAGTCTTGTATATCCCGTTTTTGTAGTAGTAAAATCTTCGTAATTATAATCCACTACGCTATCCGCGTATCCCCCAATAACTGGAAGACTTTGAAGATTAGGTCTTTCAAATTTGGGGACAATTCTTGAAGAATCATTTGTTTCAACAAAACCCATATACTTAGATTCGTCTGCCTTTTCAATTAAATACATTGCTTCTGGAACGTATCTAAAGCCTCCACCCCGAGCAACGTCAATTGAATAAAGGATATCAATAATCCCAGCAGTACCGGAAGCAACAAATGTTGGGTCTGTTGCATCTAAGAAAGCATAGGAAGTTGTATCCCCTAGACCAAACCAATTATCTGTAGCACCCGTTAAACCAGTAACTAAATTAACCGGGAGTCCGCTTTCTCTCCAGGTTAGGGTAGGAACTGCGTTAGCGATTACTGACCCTTCCGGGGATAACAGGGGGTTAAGATTAATAGTGACCTGTGGGCCAGTTACAACGTTTGCGTTATATTGAATAGTAACTGAAGATAAATAACCAGAACCGGATGAAGGGCAAGCCGAGTCGTCTGTAATTCCACCATGTGCCGTTGCGTCAGACATATCCAGGCATGCAGTTCTATTTTCAATTTTTCCCTTATCTGAAAAGAATCTTCTACTATTATCTGCCGAAGCAAAATGATAAATTCCAGGTTGTGTCACGGAGGGACCTGAAATTCCATCTGCTTCCATTAGGGTATTTCCATAAACAATTCCAGTCATATCCGTACTAAATTGTTCCTGGTGTTTTCCATATACTAATGAGTTGAAATTCTCTTCCAGAATGCTATGATAGTCCGTATTTGCAACTTGTTTACGGACATCCATCAGATCCCTCTTAGAAACTTCATCATAATAAAGACCGTCTGGGCGATCCGAAATTGTGTTGGGGTAAAGAGAGACAGAAACTGAACTTCCGTTTGGGTTAGTTGCAATATCCCAGGCCGAGCTATTTCTTCTAGAAACGGCGATTAGTGGAATTGAGTAAATATAACCATCAGCAGTTCCTAAAGTTTCAGCAGCCGTATCTGATCCGTCTCCAGCAACCCAAAGACCAGGGTCTTTCCAAGAGGTATCCCCAGCCCAAAGGTAACCATAAGATGTATCTGTTGAATTTGGTCCTTGTGCCCTAATAGATGGGTCTTCTAACCCATTAGGGTACGTATTGAAATCAATGGTTTCAACAATTCTAATTTTATATTGTAATTGAATCCTACGGGTAGTTTCAATATTTCCTTGGGGGTCAATAATCTGATCAGGGAGATTAGTTCCAGAGTATTGGGTATTCCCGTAACGCCAAACGGTTGTTTGAGAAGGCTTATTAGTGTCGTCATTTGGAGCAATATTTGCCAACCAAACCTCTAGGAATAAGAAATTAACCTTGCTGAGAGAAGTTGGAGATGGCGGCAGTTCGATTGCGAGCCAATCCGTATCTGGATATTGCCCACCATTTACGGCAGACCCTTTTACGGGAACAGTCCAACCGTTAACTAGAGCCACAAAATTTTGAAGCAACAGTTCGTTAGGCTCTAGCCCAGTGTATGTTGAGTCTAAAGTTGGAACGAAGATTTGCTCATAACCAGCTTCTCTAAAATCAAGAATACCACTAGGGTATTTTGATCTTAGGTATTGGGCATAGGCTTCGTTTTGGGTTTGCCAAATAAAGTTTAACTCCGAATCTAAAACGGGAGTCCCACATTCAAATGTTACCCCCCAATAGTTTCTATCTTTGGCATCTAAAACTCTTGTGATATTAGGTCCAAATCTTGTTTCGTTTGGCGTCGACATCTACATCTCCTTATGATTTCTTGATCTGCTCTGCTATATTTTTTAATTGTCGTGCAACTTTTTCAACATTGGGGTCCACAAAAAATCTGATTTCTTCCCCCTCCTCTTGTTGCAATGCATTTCTACCAATAAGAAGAGGTGTATCCAAGTTAGAGCGATCTGCCAATGTTGCGTAAGTTTTTATGCTTATGTCTTCTCTATCTTTTAATATGATTTCAATCTCTATGATTGGGCGGTCATCAGAACCATTAGCATTAATGATTTCTGCCTCGCCCACAATATTTCCATCCAATTTTAATTTTTTAGCTAATGCTTCATCGATACTGCAATTATCCGCTCCGGTATCAAACTTAGCAATTGCAATATGATTCTTGCCACCAGAATCTTTTAATAAAATTTCTTGTTTATAGTTAACAAAAACATCCATTAAGTGGTTATTCTCCATACAAACGTTAAAGTGGAGGTAGCACTTTTATTAATTACCGGAAACGTTTTATAATTAAACATGTAGCCGCTATTTGGAACGCCGGTTGCGTTCCCACCAAAAAGGCCCATTTCCACTAGAGGGCCTACGGCTTCCGACTCTGCAAAGATTGTAGTGTAATCAACAATGTTAGTTGGCGTTGAACTTTCATCACCACTTCCATCTGTCTTAATGTAGGCAGTTTTTGAAAAGGTTTTCCGGAATAATTCTGCTTCTAGCTGTGTTTGGGAACTAGTAGCCGCTGGTGGTTGCTGTAAATTCCACCCTATGGCCCCTGTTCCAACGGCTAAATATTGTAAGCCCCCTGTTAAGGTAGATGGAGATTTTAATAAGATGCCCATTAAAACGGAGGCATCCTGGACAATTACATTTTTTCCTAGGTCAAAGTGAGTCTTTTCCCCAGTTCTTACATCCGTTAACCAACCAAAAACATGTCCAGACACTTTCTGGAAAGCAGGCTCTGCAGGAACAACGATTTTCTGCTGCAAATTTAAAGTTTGGTTTTTAACCTTAAAGTTTTCGCGAATAGTCATTATTAATCTCCATGTCCTTATAAATTTTCATTGTATGGAAGACGGTTTTTTCTCCAAACATGGGAGAATAAAACGTCTTTTAGCATAGAAGTCTTTTTAGAAGTCCTTCTTTGTTTATTTGCTAAACTCTTATGTTTTTTTTGGATTAAGTTGTAATTAGTGCTTTTTAGGTTCGGACGCTTATTCATATTCTTCTCCATTTAATTTCAAGTAATTTACATTTTTATAACCAAAAAAGTAGTGAATTATTACGTTTTTAAGGTCAATTTACAGATAAATTATAGTTCCACCACTTGCATAGATCCCTCGGACCTGGTCTACTCGGGTGGGGAAATCTTCAAACTCGGATCCAACATTTTCTGTTAGCCAATAATTGGTGGTAGTTGAAGTAAAAGGATCACTTGAGGGGGCAGTTTTTCCATAATTCAGGCTATGCAATAATTGTTGCTCCCTATCTAACTCAAAGCTTGTTACTGGGCTCGCAGCAATAGCTTTTACCGGCCAGAAATTAGTAATTAAATAATAGGTTAAGCCCCCTGAAACCTCGTAAGTTTCTTCAAAAGATCCTACATCGACATTAAATCCTTGCTCATCACAGGCTGGGGATAAATCATAAAGTCCCGTTCCATCCACCAAAATATCAAATTTTGTTCGGGAATACTTTGGATCCATATAATCATTTCCAATAACCTGAATTGACTCGTTTAAGAGGATTGTATCGTTAATGATAGACCCGAGGCTATTCAAAATATATGGATCTGTGAATTCAAATCGTTCTGCTATACATCTTTTAGCACTTTGGGTAAGAACAACCGGAGGAGTTGGCCAATTTATAAACTCAGCAGAGTCTACAGCATGTAAAGATTCTCCAATCGGGTTGTCGTTAGGGTCTGTTGGGTCATCAATTAAGCTCCAATCGTTATAATTTGGGTCTGGCCCTCCAATTTTAGTTCCTCTGGGGCCCTCGTTTGATAAAACGTGATAACTATTTGTTCTATTTTTATTTTCTTTATAGTCCCAGAAATTAGAAACTAAGGTTGATCTGCTGTTAGTTAAAGAAGAATAATTAATATCGAAAGCTTCCCATCCCCATTTCCATTGAACAGGGTCACATAAGCTTCTATCAATATCTGTGTCCTCGCAATCTCTTGTGAAACATCTATGCTGAATTGCATAATTGGAAGGGCCCGTTGCTTCTCCGGGAACCACATTTCCAATTATGCTAGGGCCCCACCCGTTAGTTGTTAATCCTGCCGTATTTGTTTTTAATGTTAATATGGGATTTGGGAAATATGAGTAGTTAATCGTAACAGTGGCACCTGGTGGAGGTGGAAAAATTAAAACTATCGTTCCTTCGACTGGAAGAATTTCGTCCACCCCAACTAAGATACCATTAATATAAACTTTTACATCGTCTACGGAATCTGCTAATCTTACAGGTTCCTCCGCTTTTGTGATAGGAGAAAACCTAGTTCGAAAAACTCTATTTCCAAGAATATTTGGATTATATAGCTCTTCGCCCAAAACGGTAGTAAGTTTTCTAAGCTCGTCGCAGCATTTTCGGGCGTCATCATAATCGTAATCTGCATAATCGTTATGGGAATTATCACAAAAAGCAGTTTCATCAAGCTTTTGTTTAACCAGGAAACCATTATCTATTTGTGGGTTTACAGGGAACCCATCTATTCTTAAACCATCCCCTTCAACCAGGTCTGCAATTGTTAAGGGAATGCCAGAAGCATCCTCAATAATCGCGTCATCCTGGATTTTAACAGGAACCCCCGCAACATTTAAGAAGTCATCCTGAATAAAATCAAGAATTCCCTCTACTCGGTTATCAATAATTCCTATAGTAGCTGTTTGTTTAATCGAATAATCCCTAATAACTTTATAGGCAGAGAAATATCCGTCTTCTTCCAAGAGAGTTCGGCACCCAGCTTGTAGTTTAAAAATCTCAGCAAAAATAAATCTAATTAAATATAGGGTATGTGCGGGTCGAATTACTTCTGATAAGTATTCCAAGCCAGTTTGTAATTGTTGCAGCGATAACCCTTCTGCGTCCAACTGATCAGTAACAGTGATATCGTATCTCCACTTAAATTGGTCACTGATATCATAAATACCATTAGGATCACGAGGAGGAGTTTGCTCAAATAGTTCAACAACCTTAGTCGGTGCCTTTGTAAAGATTTGAACTCCACTTTCAATCGAGGAGGGCCTTGCGCCATTTAATAAGACTGCCAAGATTGAAAGAAGAAAGGATCTGTATTTCTCGTCACTAAAAGATGCTGGAACATTATATTTAACGTCAACGTCGTGTAGAAGGTATCCTAGGTTAGTGAAAAGAAACGCAGCCCTTGTCGTTACATAATGATTGTCCGCAAGAACATCTTCAGAGGATAACCTCAAGATAGCCGACTCAATCGCGATAGCATTTAAAAATTGGGTGTAGTTAGGACCCAGGATATCGCTAATATAGTTAGAGGGCAATAAGGTTAAAAGAGTCTCAAGAAGTTCCTGAGACCTTAAAATTAGTTCTTTACGGGTTTCCTTACTATCTCTAAGAGCTAAAGATTGTAAATACCGCGATTTTGTTGAATCGTAATTTCCTAGACTAAAAGGATCTATTGCCATTATAGTTGTGTATCGTCAGTGATAAAAGTTAAAATAAGGTCATTTAATGTTGGGTATTCCAAACTGGCCGTTATAATGTTTTTTGAACCAGATTCATTAAAGACAATATATGTTATTTTGTAAATATGGTTTTCTGGGCGATCTTCTGGGTCATCCGATACCATAGATACAACGATTCTACCATCTCCTCTAATATATCCTTGTCCCCTTCCGGTATCTACTAGTTCATCGGAAGCAACCAAAGTTAAACGATTTTGATCTTCAAAGATAGCAGCGGGGTTAAACTTAAATCCATTTCCTCCAGGAGCCTTTGGGGTCGCATCTAAAGATTCCGAAACGACTTGAACTTGGTCTCCACCATTATCTTGGGTTGCATGGGCTAAAACAGGGTCTCTCGTAATATAAGATATAACCCTATCCCTCTCATATTCACCAAATGGTAAAGTTGTATAAGAGACGAAAATAACATCTCCATCAGATATTGCTCCCCCTGGGATTCCAAAGACCTTAGGAGGAGTTGTTACCGTCCCGCTAATAATTCCGTAGTCGGTGTTTTCTGTGAGCGTATTTGAACCTAAAGTAACCACAATAGTTGATTCGTCCACATTTGAATTATTTAACGAAACAGGATTCGACAAGATTATTTGATGTGGTTCGTTTGAAATTATAATAGGATTATTAGATATTGGGTTTGCGCTGTAACTAACAAGGACCGTTCCCCCGTCCGGAATTGCGCCAGCAGTAATTCTATAAATCTGTGCTGGGTTTTCTACGTCGCCGGGGATTATACCATAATCAACATTATTTGTATAAACGGTTGAAAGGTCTGAACTCCTTACAACAATTGACGACGTTTCCACGTTTGAATTATTTAAGTCCACAAGATCCCCCGTGCTTAATACGTGCGACTCGTCCGTAACAATAATTGGGGGCAAGAAAGTCCCGAATAGGGAGGAGATATAAGTAACCCGCACCTCGCCTCCATCCGGAATATTTCCAGAAGAAATTCGCACTATTTTTGGGGGAAGTAAAGTACTTCCATAGAGGACATCGAAATCCCGCCCTCTAACATAACTAATTGAGCCGTCAAGAGAAGCTATTTCAATTGAGTTTAATTCTACGTTTGAATTTGATAATGCCGTTGGGAGAGCTCCAGTAAGGGTAATGTCTTCAATAAATGTTGAGGTATATTCGTCCTCAATTGATTCGCGGTTAATTAAAGATTCATCTGCTCTTGCCATTTTATTGAGGCGAGATGTTGTTGTGCTCCACTCAATATAGTTAACATTTTCAACTTGCTCTATAAGACTAATAATATCTGATTCGTAAACTCTACTTGCAATTGGAAGCTGATTAATAAATTGGGAAATTGCAGTTCTAATTAATCCTTCAATTACGTTTTGATCCCCTTCAGGGTCGATTACCACAGTCACGTTAATATCGACAGGAGCTTGGATCGCACTTTTTACTAAAACGTCTGCAGTAACGTGTCGCATTTCATCAACTTCTTGTTGCGCCTGGTGAATTAGTTGGTTAGTCGAATAACGTAAAGTGATATTCTCTCCACATTTGTAGGAAACTTTAACAATAGACCCATTGGGAATATTTCCATTTGTTAAGCGTTTGATTCTTGTTGCAGTTAAGTTATCCCCAATATCAACTTGGTAGTCGAGATTTTCAATATATGTTTTGGTCTTATCAACATTCATTACAGTAATGGATTCATCGAAAACTCCAACTTTAGTCGTTTCAACATATGACTCCCCAGCTAAGGACATTTCCTCGTCTATAACTTGTTGTAAGTCCGCAACAGGTAAACCAGATCCCTTAGTATAGTATTTAACTAAAACATCCCCGTCATCCGGAATGCTGCCATCAACAAACCTTGCAATTTGGGGTGGTATCGTAAAGTTTCCTGGAATTAGCTGATAATCAACCCCTTCCTGGTAAATTATTGTTTCACTTGTATTTTGAACGGTAACAGTATTTATACTATATGTCGCGTTACCTGGGATTATGCTGCCATCTAAAACATTAATATTCGAAAAAGAAACACTATCCGTTCCAGGCAAACGAAGAATTTCTTGAACCTCCGTTAAGGGGACAGCATTATCAAAAAAGATCTCAATACTATCTTCTGCAAGTTCCGAGAACCCATAAAGAAGAGGGTCAGCCTGTTTATAGAAATTATAGTTTCTTCCTAGGTCCCCCGACAAATCCCCCACAACACTAATAATTTCGTCAATGGGTTGATTCTCGGGGGTATATTGTAAATTAGTTCTATATCTATAAGTAATTTTAACTGTATCAAACTTGTCCAATCCAATTTGCTGGTTAAGGGGATCCGTTTCATCCAAATCAATAACGGAGCCCCCAATAACTTGGTAATTCGCTAAACTATAACTCAGGTTTCTAGAAACATTTTTAACTTCCAATACCTCAAAGATTGGGGTATCTGGGGATAAATCATCGTTTCTTGGTTGGAACTGCATTAAAGAAACGCTAACTATATCTGAATCCCCATCCGTAATGCGGGGGTAATTAAAGCTAAAGGTTTCTTCGTAAGAATATAAAACTTCTCCTTGCACGTAGATGTCAACTTTTCCACCAATATGTTCATCTCTTACATCATCAAAATCCCGCTCCATATATTTATTCCCGGCAGAAATAACCTTAGCCTGACGAACCTGGGGCAAGGCATAAACAGTCTTTAAGTATCCGCCCCTAGTTCCGCTATCAACTCCAACTAATGCTAAGGCTGCCCTATCCGCCAAGTCCGAATTGGATTCCTGGTCAGTTCCGAAAGAGGCGGAAAGTTCATTTGTTGCCCTTACATTATTTCCAGTTACCCCCGATGCCACAATCGTTATTGTGCTAGCAGCCACATTGTAATCCACGCCTGCCTGGTCAGATTGTGCAGGAACTTTAACTTCCCATCGGCGTTCGTTTCTATTATAAAAACTGTTTAAGGATGCAACCCGGATTTCAGCTTGGGATAAAGATGTAAATGAAACCGATTCCCCCGACCCACCTGTTAAAAACTTGGCCCCTCTTCTAACTATTATATCTTCCGAAGGTTCCGTTGTTGTATAAATTGTAACCTCGACCTGGCTAGGTTGGGCGTCTTGTCTATAAACATTGAAGTTTGCAGCAAGTTTATCAAATTGTTCGTTAATTAAAGTTTGGGTTTCGTCGTCCGAAATACCTAAGGCATCAGCTAAAAGCTGTTTATCTGCCGAATCTTCAACAGCAATGGAATCCCCCGTTTCATTAGGGTCATCAAATTGCCTTAAAGTTAAAAAGGATTGCGAGGTCGAAACAAAATCCAAAATAACATAAAGTTTTCTAAATTCCTCTGCGGGAGGATCTAAGAAAATATCTCTTACAACAGACCCGGGAGAAAAGTCAATTGCTTGATCTTTAGAAAAGATATTACTAATCATATTAGCTAAAATATCAGACATCGAGCGAGGCGTTAAATCTCTTACCGTCTTATCTATAACTATGGGTTCAGCACTCACCTCAACGCTATATAAACTCTCCACTTCTGTTTTATTTGCAGTGTCATAAGAAACGGCAGTTAAAACAAAATAAACGGGAACTCCGAGCTCAAAATTAGTTCCGTCTGGGTTTTTGTCTGGGGTAAAACTAAAGAAATTAATATCCTGGAACACCTCTTGGGTTACGGTTGTTCTAACATTTCCTGTTTGAGTTACGGCCGTATCAACATCGTAGTCAACCTCTTCGGAATAAGCTGGAATTGTAACCAAGTCTGAATTTGCTTTAACATAACCATCGCTACCACCCCCAGCGTTGAGGGAATAATAGACATTATATCCAACAATATCCTGCTCTAAGTTTTGAGACCAAATAACTTCAACTGCATCCCTAAAACTTTTTGTTGAGATCCCGGTAGGAGGGGAGACAATTAAATCTATATCATCAACTGAGACTAGCTTAATGTTGATTGTTGCTGGGTCGCTTACGTTCCCAAATTTATCAGTTGCTTGAACAACAATTGTATTAATCCCGTCAGGTGCAGTTGGGTCTCCTTGGAGCCTTAAATCCGGGTAAGACCAGATCGAATCTCCTGGAGTGTGGATTACCCCATCTTCAGTTGCGCTCAAACCTCTAATTGAAATTGTTACTTTTTCAGCGTTAGGAGAGACAGACCCCGCTAAATCCTGCAAATCTATATTAGTGGAAAAATCCTCCCCCTCTTGGGGGTAGTCGATAGTGATGAAAAGATCCGGTGGAGGGGTATATGTTATTTGAATTGTAGTAGAAGCATTTTCTGTTGTGTTAGATGCCTGAACAACAATAACATTTAAGCCTTCCTGTAATGAAATATCTCTGATTTCCCAATCTTTGTCCCCAGGATAATACGTTACATTAAAATCAGTAAAGGGGGACCCGTTTTCTGAATACTTAATTTCTTCAGTAGAAGGATCCGTAACACCTCTTAGGGTCACGAATTCTTCCCTAGTTTCGAAATTCCCAGTAGAAGGGTAGGTTATAGTTGGGGGTGGTAAAGGTAACCCTGATGGAATGTATGTTAGTTTTTGTGTGGTTGCCTCACTTTGATCCCCAACAGCATTTTCAGCAAGGACTTCAAAATCGTTATCCCCATTAGATAGAGAAACATTTAGGATAGACCAAGAGCTTTGCTCTGGAATAACCAAAACGCCAGGTAAACCCACCCCATTTTGCTTAAAAATAACTTCTTTTGTTTGGCTATCAATAGTTCCATGGAAATTGAAAGAATTAATATCTGTTTCAAAGTCTTCCCCATTATTTGGGTAATTAATTGTAGGAGCAGATATTGAAATGACAGTTATTCTAAAGATATTAATAGCACTTGAAAGCCCATCAGCATTGAACGCTTGAATATTAAAAACGTTTTCGCCCTCTGATAAGGTAGCAGAGTATGACCAAGCGAGCTGATCGGCAGTAGAATCTGGGGTAAAAACAACACCTGAGTCACTACCGTTAATAGTTATTTTGGTAACGATATAAGGCTCTGTTATTATATGTAAAATAGGGTCAATTTGGCTAACTACACCTGCTAGAACAACTGAAGTTTCAGAAGTAGTATAATCTATCCCATTATTTGGATTTAATATAACTGGACGATTTGGAGTACTCATTTACATATCCTTATATATTTCTAAAATTCTGTACTGGGCTTGGTGGCAATTCCGTTATTTGAGAATTGTTTGCATCCCTAGCTGTAAGCGAACCCGGCCGTCTGTTAGATGGCAAAGATAAGGAGCTTCGGTCTATACTTGGAAGCACCTTAATAGGCTGGCTTATTTCTGCAACCCCAAAAGTTTTATTTTGAACAACGACATTAACATTAAATAATGATGGGTCCTCTGAACTCTGAACAACATCTACGCTTAAAACGCTTGATAATAACTCAGCATCGGAGACTCTTTGAATTTGTGCCTGATTCAATTGTTTTTGAATATACCCATTTAAAGTCGAATTTATCTCTTGGGTTATTTTTAATCGCATCATCTCTGGGTTTACAATCTTTTGCCCGATTAGTAAATAAATCGTTGTACCAATATATTCATGGAAAGTATTGGAACCCAAGATTGTATACATCCATTTTTTTAGATCTTGTAGTAGCTTTTGCTGCCCTGTTACCGTTATAGGCTTCCCTGTAGCCGTAGTATACCGGAAATCGTTCTCAATTCTTAAATCGTGGCACCTGTTACAAAAAGCAACGTCAGTATAATAGGTTATTTGGAAAAGGTCATCTATTGCTTTCAATTTATTTGCGAATAAGATCTTCTTCCAAACACGAGTAGATTCCCCAAAACCATCGAGTGAAGCCCTTGCCTCGTCTCTTACTAAGGTATAGCTATAAGTAGGATCCTCCGGGTTAATTTCAAACCCATTTACTTTTAAAACAATATCTTCCAATCTTGTAGCAGAAGGAGGCCGCTCAAATCTAAGGGACTGCCTATCATCATCGACTTGTTGAATTTCGTCGACAATTCTATGGGTGCAGCTATTTTCTAATTTTAAGTCGTATACCATTTTTAGTCCTAGCTTGCTGGATCCTCTTCATCCAAGTCTTGTAAGAGTTTTGCATAAGCTTCTGCGTTTGCGGACTCTGAAGTCTGGTTTTCTTCCAAGGGCACAGAGAAACGTCTAACAGTTCTTAGTGAATTTTCGTTCGGAGCAGTTAATTCTGATTGCGAATTCTTGATAATTGAATTCGTGGCCCTGTTTTCAATAACTTGGTCTTCTATTTCTGCTCCTTCTTCCGAGCTTGCTGTTCTTCTATTTTTGAGATCTAGCAATTCTCGATATAACTCATCTATGAGATCTTGAATCTTGTTTATTTTAAATTCTGCCTTTTCTTTCCATCTTTGAATACTTTTAATATAAGGACTTTTCATTTTTTTAGCTAATCTTCCAGGACCCAAATCAGGATACTGAGGAGCCCGCCCGAATCTTTTAGGCAATGGAGTTTCGTAATAGGCCCAAGTAAAATCACCTTCATAACTTTTTGTTGCTAAATCCTCTGAAGACCCCACTGCGGAAGGCTTAACTCGGCGGGCTAGATCAGAAGTTGAAGCAGTCCCTGTCATTTCAGTTGCTTTACCTGAAGCTGTTCTCAGTTTTTGGAGAAGCCCATTTTGTTTATTTCTTAGGCGCTCTATTTCCATTTCTAAATGGGAGATTCTTTTATCTAACCAGACAAACTCTTCACCCCTAACAAAAGGGAGGAAACGAAGAGTAAAATCTTTTAGAATATTTTGTCTCCAAACTGATTTTCCATCATATGCCATAATTATTATGCCTTATAGATCTACTATTTGTTGATCTGCTCCGTTATCACATATACCTAAATTAGCAAAAATTTGTAAATAACCATCCGCAAGAATAGCTTGCTGAACAATTTTATTAAGATATTCTTTCCAATCAAATATTTGAGCCTCTAAACCTACTATGGCTTCGTCTGTAAAACTAGCTAATTCCTTGCATTCCTCGATATTAGAGTCTGCCCCAGCAATTAGTAGGGCTAAATCATTTAAAGGCGCACAACTAAAAACGGAATCTGCTAAATTATTATAAATATTTACAGCTACCTGTTGGGTCCTATCCATCGCATTTGCAATAGTTACGACCCTATCCAAAGCATCTGTACTTGATTTAAGTTGGGCAATAATGTCTACTTGACACCCTGGCGCGATTACGCTAGTTTGTTGGGATCTATCACTACTAATTCTTCCATCTGCCTCAGCATTGGCGCGCTCTAAATCCCCTTGAGTCATAACTGGTTCAGCTATTTCTCTAAGGAAATCGCATATTGCGGCTGCAGTTGGTGCGTTAATTGCGTCTATAATACATGGTGCAAGCATGTAAAGGCAAGAAACTGCTGGTGGTAAGGCCATATCTTAGTTATCCTCATCTTTTTCGTTGATCTCATTTATATTTTGTATAGTATGAAATTTATTTAAGTGTATCTGGGGTCCTTGTTTAAATGCCATGTAAGCAACATGCATCCAAGTTGATAATCGGTGAACCCCTAAACCAATAAAAAAAGGTTCAGCCCAGAAAATAATAGGGTTAGCCCCAAATCCCAATCTCAACGAAAATAAATAACACAACCCAATTGCGACCCAAACCGAAAAGCAGGCGCCACAACTTAAAAGCCCTTTAAGGAAGGAAGACCACCCCATTAGTTTTTCTCTAATCTTTTCAAAAATAATTCTGCTTACAATAATTTCGGTAAAAGCCTCAGTAATGAAGGCTAGTAAGAAAAATTTAAATAAAAAATCTAACATTATCTTTGGATCCTATACATTTGTTTTCCACATTTTTTACACTTACATTTAACTACCATTTGTGCCCCTAACTTAATAGGGCTCGGATTCGCTTTTAATTCGCCCCCACAATGAACACATCGATTAACCCCCACTCTAACTGTTGGCTTTGTTGCTGGGGTCTTTGCTATGGGGGTAGGTCGCGGATTATTTCTCCTTCTTCCTCTTCCACAACATGCCATAATTCTCTCCTTTTTAAAGTATATCCTTATTTCTATTGTATAGAAATGAATTATTAGGTTATTTGGTAGTTTTCTTCTCCTAAAATTTCTTCTCCTATACTATTTCTTCCCTCAACAAATATCTGGAGAAGAGGATTAAGAAGTTGATTTCTTATTTGAGCCGTTACTATCCAATTTTGGTCGTCAATATACCCTATATTCATATCAGACGAAGCATATAATTGGTTGTAATCAAAAGCATTTATTCCTGGGATATTAAAAGTATCCTGTGGTCGTGTTGGGTAGGTTGGGTTAATCCTTAATGCTTCGGAAGTTAGATAAACTGGGATTAAGTTATCGTTTAGGGAATAAGAAATAACAGAGGAGGGGGCAGTATTTGTACTTGTCGTAACAACGTATCCCCGAGAAGGATTAAATAAATCAGTTATTGGTAAATCAAAATTATCAGCGGAAGCCTTTATTCTTATTGTGTCCCCAGGAGAAATTCCGAGACCCCCGGCATTAGTTATATCTACTACGACAATATTTGTGGCTAAATGAGTTTCATAAATTTCAAATTCTAAAACCGAAGGTACCCTGCTTAAAGTATAAGTCCATGAATCCTTGTAATCTAGGGGATTTGTAGGATCAAATTGGCCATCTCTTAAAATTGTTCCCGAATCCAGAGTAATCTCCAGAAGATCTCTGTTTCCAAAATACCCAGGAACAGGAACGCTCCCCAAGGGGTTCACGGCAATAATGGTAGAATAGAGATAAACATCCCTAGGTCTAAAAGAAACTGTTTGAATAGCTTCATAAACGCCTAATTGATTAGGGCCTGTGTCCCCTCTAAGTAGAGTAAAAGATTGTGTTACAGGGAAGAAATAAGTATTTCTAACAGCTCTTGGTAAAAGGCTAATAGAACTAACCCCTTCCTCTGAAGTTGCCTGGAAGGATGCTCTCAAAGTAAAAGTTTTCAACTCTGTGTTTCCAATTATTTCGGAGGAATCGAAATTCTGAACTTCGGCAGTTATATCTGCTAATTTAACGTATGGGTCTGTCCCATAAAAAGATTGTGATTCTGATGAAGTTATTAATTCAGACCCAGCCGATATTGAAATTTCAGGTGTTGGTTGAGCCGCAGGCAAAGGAATTCGAAGGATTAACCCAGCACCACTACTATAGGAATAGGAATCATCCGTTTGAACCCCAATAATGCTAACAGCTGTCATTCCAATTAATTGGTTTAAGGTAATGTTTTCATCTAAATCGATTATGGTTCTTCCCTCTGAAGAAATTGATATACTAGCATTAGTTAAATCGTATTGACTATAAGCTCCGGTTATTGTATCAATTCTCCCTACAGTTAGGATATCATTAAAATCGGTAAGGGCAACCGGAATTGAAACTTCGTAACTTGTTGCGTCGTCCACGCTGGCTTTTATTGCCTCGTCAAAAGCGATTAATTCCCGATTTGGACTTTGCAAATCAAATCTAAGAGCCCATGCGTATTCTGGGGAATCATAACAAACAATATTTTTAGGGTCCCCACAAGCTGAATTATAGATAAACCCAGGCTGGTATGAAATAGTTGAGGTATTATAAATATTAAATATAGGGGCAGAGGGAGTGAGTGTTGTTATATTAGGACCAGATAATGTAAGGGGAGTTCTCTTCCCGTCGTTATCAACTGCCAAAATTGCTATACTTAGCGGAATTCCATTTTCAAAGGATATTCCGGTAGAAACAGTATCCGGGGTAAAACCAAAGTAAGTAACAGCATTGCCGTCTATAATTTCTAGTTGGTCATTAATTAGACAGGTACCTGCTTGTACACAAGGATCAACACCACTTACAGTAGGTAACCCCGTACCGCTTCCCAACGGATTCCGTGGGATCAAATTTTTACAGGTAAGAACAAGGTAGCCACTGGAAACTGTTGCTCCTAACTCGTTTGTTTTACCTATAATATCAGCTGATATATCTAAAGCTGATAAATCTGTTCCGTGTTCTAATGTGACAGTTTCGCTGATTCCGTTACAAAATACATTAAAGGTGTCGTTTGTAGAGTCAACCTTAAATAATTCTTGGGTGTTTCCCTGAATTGATGCCCTGCTACCAATTTCAAGGTTATTATTAACTAAACCCACTCTATTATAGTATTGTAATGGCAAACCAGACTCATTTAACCATATTTCGTATCCGACGATATTAAAAAACCTTCGCCATTTATATTCTGCTTTTAACCTATCTCTAGGATCAATTCCAATTTCAGAGTTTAAACCATCTGATTGGTTTAGGATAATATAGTTATCAGTCCATGTTGCATTTGTTAAGTTGTATGTTTGACCTCCGCGATCAATATTCTGAATAGAATATAACTCTTCAATAAAACCTGTTGTTCCTAATTCGTAGTTCTTAATATCTAATCGCCAATCGAAGTCATTAGATTCTGTTGCGTCGAGATTAAAAGTTGCTTGTGTTACGTCATCTGATTTAACCCGAATTAAGTCATCATCCCGCATCCCAATAATTTGGTTTTTAGGAGTTGTGGGGTCTATTTTAATTAAGGTTGACCCTTTAATGAAACTCGCTCCCGATAAGGAATAATAAGCGTCTTTTGTTGCATTATAAATACCACTCACAGTAGAGAAAGTAGTATTTAAGGTCGTTAAAGTCCAAGTTAAGGGGTTAATATGGTCCACCTTTCTTCGAACCTTACAATTACAAAGTAGCGTATCTGAAAGGTTTGCCCCAATATTTGCATTTTGGTTTGTTTGGGAAACCATTCCATTTAAGTTATAAATATTTGATCTTGTAAGATTTTTAATTTCCGTGATATTTGGGACTTCTGTAACTTGAAAATTCGCAACCCCAAGAATTAATTGTTGGGAATTAATTAGAGTTGCTACCTGCGCCCCTAAGCCATCAAAGGTTACTTCAACATTATCCCCAGGAAAAGAAGAAAAAGTTTGTATCTGAGGGTTAAGTTTAATTTGAACATCGTAACCTGCAAACCCCGAAGCGGCTTCTATTTGGAAAGAATTATAATCTAAAACGTTATAGCCCGTTACGCTATAAGTATCATAGGCCCCATCCGTTGGTCGGACCCGATATAAATCATCGACCCTTTGAATTGAGGATATATCAGGGGATAACTCAGGAACATCTAATCGAACAATCCAATTTACTCCACTTACAAAAGTAAAAGAAGCTGGTACCTGTCTATAATAATCCACGGAAACAGAATCCGTTTTTTGCAAACCAATAGTTATATTTAAAGGATTCGTGTCATCCAAAGTCGCTCTATAAGTTGACCCAATTGTTATATCTGCTCCAGATAAATCATAAAAAGTATTATATGGGGGTGGGACAGAGACTGAATCGTTTCTTATGGCAGTTATATTATCAAAATCATTGTTTACAGCAATAAAGTAGTCATCGGCATCTATTACGACTGCCGTATAGTCGATATCAGAATATTCTGTTGTATCAACTAGAATCTCGGGCATTTCCCAACCAAGGTAGAATCCACCATAATAGGGGATAGCAGAAGTGATAACTGGGGCTGGCACATCCAAAGGGTTATCGGTTGAAACATTTATAACGTCCTGATATTCGCTATAAAGGGGATTTGGGTCAGTGTTGAATGTTCTTACGGAATAAATAAACGGAGAATCCGCCGGAACAGGGTTAACGAAGTAGTTAAAGGTAAAATAAGGGACAGCGGCTACGACGGCATTATTAATTGCAATCTCGTATCCCAAAATTCTTTCTGTCGGTGTGTTTGATGGTGGATCCCAGCGCAGCAAAACCCCACGCATAAAAGAAGAGGCCGTAAGATTTTCGGGAGGCTCTGGTGGCACAGGGTCGTCGTTTCTTGTCGTATCCGGGGTTAATTCTTGTTTGGGACATTCAACCCCAACAAAGTTTAGAACTGGCCATTGAAAAGTTTCATTTAATAATTTCTTTCCTATCGCTACTGCTTGTTTAATAAGCCCGGAAGGGTTTAAAACTTGTAAGTCTAGAGTTATTTGGTCTAACAAATTCTTAATATTTTTAGCAGCTTCCGCTATGCTGCCACAAGACTCTTCATCCCCATTACACTTAAAAACCGTATCTAATTGGTTTAAAGCTTCTGAGAAGTTATTAAAGTCCAATGCTTTGTCCTTGTAATCCCTAAAACTATCTTTTAATGCGTTGAGATCCCCATCTAGTTCTGCAGATAAGTCCGCCCAGGATTGCTTAAAAACGTCGGAAGTTTCTCCTAATTTAATAGGAGATAATTTCATTAAAAACTCTGATACACAATCTGGGAGGCCTAAATCGACATCGCAAATACTTTTGCCGTCGATAGTTATTGCATCGCCTGGAATTGCTAGGTTTGCCATATCTTCATCCTAATCTAAATTTTTTATCCTAGAATAACCCGCCCACCATCAACTGTTGCCTTGGCAGACCCACCAGTTACTTCTGCAGTAGTGCTATTTACTGTTAACCCGGCATCGTTATTCAACACAAGTTTTATATCTCCTGAAGCTCCCAATTCAAGTTTCGATCTATTAAATCTTCGACTGCTATCCGCATCGTCGAAAGCATCTTCAAAAGAAGAAGAATCGCTCCCTGTTTTAATTAAGATATCATCTGTTGTCGCAACTATCCTTTTTCCTAAAACAACTAATGTATCCTTACCATTTTGCCCAATAAAAACTCTACGTTGTGGGGTCGAGCCATTAGGTCCAACTTTAGTTGAAGCCGTAGTTGAAGCCGTAACAGTTTCATCTTCATAATTTTTAACGTGCTGGGTGAAAACCCCGTCAACCTCCCAATAAACGTTTCCTATATTTCTTCTATATTCATCTCCATGCACCACAATATTAACATTTCCAAATATCTCTAGGTCTAGGGCTGCTTCGTCGAATGGATTTCCAGCAACATCCATTTGGGCCAAGCGTTCGTACTCTTGAACTCTATCGTTGTTATCCTTATATTTCCCCGTACTTGCTAAGCTTGTATTTGCTAAAGCATCTGGTTGGCCAAGGCGCATCTTTGCACCTTTTTTAGTGTAAACGCAAAGAGAATTTCCAAAGGTTCTGTCAACGTCTCCCGCCCCTTGGGAATTATCAGGATTATTTTCTCCAATAGGTTCAAGCTCGTTTCCTAATTCAAAAGACCCTTCTGTGAAAATAGTAACTGACCTGTGGGAAATATTATCTTTGCCAATAAAAGGCATAATAATAGCGCCATCGGTAGCAAATTCTAAGGATGTATTGCCCCCTCTGTAGACTAAGCCGCCGGGCTGATTGAACATCCGGTTTGTAATCGAGCCATTTGGGTCATTATAAAGTATTTCCTCCCCTGCCTCGACAATAATTTCATTTCCTTCCGAGTCTTCTCCTTTTTCCACCTTAACCCGATAGGTATCTTCACCATCTCCAGCACTTCCTAAGTGAATAAAATGTCTCCCATCACTTCTATATTCCATAGATAAATGATCTTTAACATTTTTTCCTTGAATAATCCTTCCCTTTCCTTCAATTTTAAGGTTAAAGCTATTGTTTGTTCCAATAGCTTGAGGATTATTGCTCTCACCTGCGGGGAAATCGCTGCCAATCGTACCATAGATCATTCCATATGTTTGAAGGAGCAGAGAAATCCTTCGAGAGAAATCTCTTCCTAAAATTAATTTAGACCCACCTTCTACATTTCCTTCTATAGACCACCCCTGGAGCTTCTCGGGACCGTTATCTGTTGTATCTGCAAACGAAACCCCAGCCCCGTAAAGTGGCCCTGCCCCTTGATACCCAGGAGATTTCCTAGCTGTTATTCCCTCAGAATCGGATGCTTTTAACTCTCCGTATTTCGAATCAGAGGCAGCTATATTAAATAGGATATTTCCGGTTTTAAGTATATCAAAACGCGTATAAGAAGGTTCTTGTTCGGGGTTATAAATTAAATTGGTTGTTTTAATTTGCCCACCCCAATAATAGGAGTCAATATTCCAGGATAAAGCTTCTTCAATTCCTTCGCTATCAATATCGAATACAGGTGGATTAATCCCACCCTTTACTTCATCAGCTGCTCGGTCAACAATTGTCCCATTTAAAGGAAAGCTTAAGTGTAACGTAGAAGCATATCGTTCTTCAACTATTTGTTTTGCTGCGAGCTTTGCTTCTAAATTAGTCAATTCTGCATAGGATTCTTCTGCATATAAATCTGAGGTAGTATAAGGGTCCGATCGCCTATGGGAGGAATATGGGGTTAAGAAGAGATCGTCAATTAAGACTCTTCCATATAAAATGCTGCTAGGATCATTGCTGATTAGTGTTCCATAGTTCCTCACGAAGAAAGTTGGGCTTTCTTCTTCGTTCTCCACGTCAAAATCTAAAAGATCTTCATCGACATCAATTATTCCGTTATGTAACTCAACCATTTCTAAACGGTTTTCTGTAAACGCTAGAGGGGGTACTTCTTTCGCACTTGTTGCTGGAGAAGTAACGGGCGCCTCCCAAAATCCTGGGGGAGTATCCTGAGCTGTTAATGTTCCAATATAATCTCTTTGTTGCTTATCTAGGGTAGCTTCATTCTCCAGGGAAGCTTCATCTTCATTTGCCTTATTTAAGGTGACTATATATTGGAATTTTCCATCAGGCAAAACCATTGCATGGTTTTTTCTTAAGGTGTTTAATTCTGTTGTTATCTGTGCGGGATCTATTTCTTCGTCGCTCTTTTTTAACGATTTAAGCCATGCTTCTTCATCATTCCTAACAACCAAACCTTTTATTGCTTTATATCCCGCAGCACGTGTAGTATTAATTAAACTATTTGTTCTAATAGATTGATCGGCTGCTCTGAGTTCAATTTCGTTTAGCCGTTGGTTACTTAAGGAAATATCGTCGCTAACATAAATACTTCCTCCCTGAGATGCCTCGACAAGGGCATCTCCTGGATATAGTTTTCTTCCTCGTTTTGTTCTAATAAGAGGCTGGTTTCCAATATATAAATCTTCCTCTTGTGCAAAAGTATCGAACCCGTCAGTCGTTGCTATTGGTTGAAAATGGTTATATTTATCTAGGGATTGCGCAATATAAGTTATAATTCTTGGGCTACTATCAACTTCATCATCGACCCACCCCAATAAGGCTTGAGACCCTTCTTCTGGCATTACGCCAACCATTGCTCGGCTACCAACATAACCAAAAGATAGTGGAACTTTAGTAAAGGTCTGGGCCTCCGACTCCGCGTAGATATCGCAAAGGTATTGTTCTTCGTCTACGAATACGATTCTACCGATTGCTAGTTTTTTAAATGTCATTTCAAACCTTAAATATCATTTACAAAGGCAGAAGATCCTAGGTTACAAGAGCAACTGCTTGATTGTTTTGTACTAAGCATTTCAGATAACGGAATTTCAATCCCCTGTTTAGCTGCTTCGATCCAACCACTAAGCCTTCCGGCTGGGTACTTATCATCCCCCAACGTAGCTACTCGCTGATCTAAGTTAAGGTCAACATTATAAACTCCGGCCCCCATTCCACCATGTAAGCCTTTAGATGCTGTTGCTAGCAAAAACCTTCCAAGGTTTTGGACACTAACTTGTTTTAATTGTTCTTTAATAAAGGCGATAATATCCTCTAGAGATTCAAATTCAGGAGGAACAGAAACGGTCCCATCCTCTTCCAAGGATAAGCCTCTTCCATACCCGAAAAAGCCAAATACCTCATATCCATTACTGTCCGAAACAGGAATAAGCCAAGCATTTTCACCTGGGTTTACTTCTTGGGGGTTTCCATCAGAATCCCTGGTATAACCGTAAGAACTTAATTGGTTAATTCCTACTGTTGGAAACGAAGCATGAAAGTCTGACTCCGCGGAGGGCCGGGCAGGTACCCCGTCATTTCCAGCTTGTACTAAATCCCAATATCCAAAGTCCATTGGCCATCCTGCCGTATTTCCGGCAAGCGACTGAATAAATCTTTTAAGAGGATTAACCCCTACATCATTATTCGAGCTTGCAGAATCCAATAATTCAGCGAAAGTTGTAGTTAATCTTTCTCTAGGGGATTCTCCAACATCTGCCGCACGGCCACTTAATCTTGGGGTAGGCTCATCTTGGTTAGGCTTAAATATATAAAATAAATTTGGAATTCCTTCTGCAGGGTTAGTATCTGTCCCGGCACCCCTTCCCTGACTAGTTCTTGCGAACCGCTCAATAATTTTTCTTCTGCCTGCCTCTAATTCCAAAGTTGTTTTAAACGTTCCCCCATAATTATACGAATGGCTTACCTTCCGTACATAATAAAATGCGTCGTGAGGCTCATAATAAATTGGATAGCCTAATTGAATTTCAGACCTTCCAATAATTGTAATGCTACCCCCTACATAATTTCTATTATGCCTCTCTAAGTTGAAAGCTGCCTGGTACCTACACATCTCGGGGCTATTAATATCCGAGCGGGTATTATTAAAACTTGGCTTAAACCCATATTGTTTTAATAATTTAACATCAAAAACATAGCCTTGTGGGCGGGCATCAGTTGAATCCTTAGTTGCGCCGTTAACGCCGTAAGCCGTTAAAACAGAAGATTCTTGAACTCTAATATTTTCTGAGAAAACTTCCTCCGCCTTAATGACTTGAACCCTATTTCTTGATACATCAAGATTCCAGAAGGGAGGCTTAAGAACTAGCGTTCCATCCATGTCCTGGTAGAATTCGTAATTAACAAGTTTTTGAAAATAATGAATTGTTTCTAAAAGGTTTTTGTTAAGATGAAGTTTAGTAGATTCATATTCTGTTGGGAATTCTGGTCCATTTCCCCTCTTAGGGTTTAGTTTAGTTAATACATTTTCAATAAAGTCTTGATTAAAAAAGTATTTGAAAGAAGGAATATTTGTAGGGACTCCAAAAGGGTATGAACTGAGTCTTGTGGGGAATTGGAATGCTTGGTTTCTTGCTGCCTGCCCTTGTCTTGCGGAGTTAAAAAATTCGCGAGCTTCCGCCCATTCATTTTCAACGTTTTGCGCATCCCCTGCTTCCCCCTCACCTAAAACCCTAAACGAAGCTCCTTTTCTTCCAAATATTTGTAATTTTGATACTACGTCGTCGAAACTAATTCGCCATTTCCAAAGATTCTCCGAAACTTGCATATTTCGATTATAGCTTTCAATCATATCTGGAAATGTTATTTTTGCGTCTTCCTTGAAAGCTACGTTACCAATAAAAAACCTATAAATTAAATATTGAATCACTTGGATTGGGTTAGGAGCCCCGTTTGCCGTATCTAGGACTTCTTCACTAATAATATTGCTAAAAATAGGTTCATACCCTTTATCCCCTCCGGGGAGAACCAAACCAGTTATTGTTCCTCTTGCAAGCTTTAGCCACCTTAAATTGTCTTCTGCATGGATTACGATTCTTCTATCCCTTGGGTCGTCCGAGGGATCAATTTTAGTGACACAACCAAAAAATACGGGGTAGTATCTAAAAGCAATATTTCCAGTTAAAAAGGAAGGGGCGCGGCTTAAAAGTTTTCCGATAAAACCAACTCCACCCTCCCTTGGGAAATATCCTTTCATCCAAATTTGTATTTTTTGCATTGGAGAAAATACGCATACCCCGTTTTTGTAGAAAGGATGGGGACTATGAATAGGGTTTCGCAAAGTAACCGTAGCAGTTGCTGGGGTTGGCATTAATCCGTCATCACCAGCTCCAACTTCATTGTTTACTTGAACATCATAAATATATTCATTAAAATTAGCCCGAGCTTCGCAATTGTTACAATATTGAACAGTAGGTTCTCCGTCAATATAGACCAATACGTCGGGTGCTACTGTTATAACTCGTTTTTGCGTTTGATCAAAAAGAGACATATTAAACTGTTCCCAAAGTTGCTGTTAAGTTAGTTAGGAGAGGGAATGGAATATTAGCAGCATCAGCAGCATAACTTCTAAGCCTAGACCTAACTGTAAATTGGAAGTTATATCTTAATCTAAAAGGATTGCTTGCGTCCTCCCCAAGGCTAAAGTTTCTGAAACTTCCAATATAAAATACCCCGTCATAAAAAATTGTAACTGCACCCACAACAGATATCGTATTTTTTGCGTATTGTAAATAGTCACAACCGTTATTTCTATATATAAGATAAAGAGACATAAGATTCTGGAACCCAAGAGATTGAGTTCTCTTCATTCGGGTAATTCCAGCTTCCTTAGTATAAAGCCCTGTTGAAGTTCCAGTCGCAGTAATATCGGCTAAGTTATTTCCTAAATATTCAGTAACAACCCCACCCTTTGCTTGATATTGTTCAAAATCCTTTGGATAGTTAAACCTGATTTCTCTAGGATTTACTAATAAGGTAAGAGGAGGAACGAATACTTGCCGCAAAGCAGCTTGCTGCAGCCCAGATAAGCCTGTTGGGATGTAAGAAATCTTACCTGAATCTTGAAGTTGCTCAACACTTCTTCCGCCACCCTGAGTTACATTCTGGATCCCCCTAATATTTGTAACCCCTGCAGCAGCCGCAACCCCATAGGAAAGGGGATTCAAATTTCTATGTATATTTAGATAAAAGGACATCGGGGTGAATTGATTTAACTCAGCCGCAGACCAGCCAGGGTCTGGATCTGTTACAGTTCCTGCTAAGGGGATAATAAGTGGGGTTACATTATTAGGCAAAGGTATCCCAATAGCTAGGCGGCTCATTAAGCCTCCTGTATTTAATGCAGCCTCGAAGCCTCTACTTAAAAAGTTAGCCGAGGATTGAAAAGCACTATTTGCTGCTTGGAAAAGTCCCATTGTTCTCCTAAAACGTTATGAATAAATGTAATGTCTTTTCAACTGTAAAAGACCAGTCAATTTGAAACCTGTAGGGTCTTTCTGCCGATTCTGTTACATTAAAGGAATTAAAGTATCCAGTAAAAATTCCAAAATCATTAATTAAACGTAGCCCGGAAAAAGCAGAAACCCGTCCGTTAGCATCGCTATAAATAGCTCCATTGTTTTTATATAGGCTAAGAAGTCTTTCGTAAAGGATATAGGAGAAAGTTACCCTCCTATCAATTCCTTCAGACATTCCCGCTTCTAAATTAATAAAACCCCCAGTACTTCCTCTAGCCGAAATAATATCTAACTCATCCCCCCAATGATATTCAACCCACCCCGCTAATGTTTGAACAGTTTGAATCTTTTTTCTATAAGTATAGTCAATACTCTCAGGGGGAACTTCTAAAACGAGAGGAAGTTTATCCAAAACACTAAGCAAGGTATTAAATGCTTGAGGAATATTTGAAGGTAGCTCGTTATAAGGAGGAACTGTCACATTAACCGGGATAAACATGAAAGGCCACCTAAACGGTGGAAAATCCGACTCGTTAGAAGGCAATAAAGTTAATCCTCTTTTCAAAGATTTAACTTTTATTTCATTCTGTATTTTTTGGTCTGCGTTAACGTCTGTTCTATCATTATAAGCCATTAGCTATTTTCCCTAGGTGTTCTTGATTTATGTGGGGATTCTTGAAGTTTAATACCTCGCTGGTTCATTTCAGCGATGCCCTCCCTAATCCCTCCTAATTCTTCAAGCATTTCATCCGATCTATCTAATGCTTGAGTAGTGTTGGCTGAGATCATGTCTAAAAGCTCCTCCTGTTCCCCGATTCCGGTCACGGGGTCTCCTGCAGCCTCTTCTGCGGATCTTAGCTGTTCATTCGTCATTTCTCCTAATCTTTCAGCATTTGCCTGAAGCGCAGCTACATTTGCTTGAAGAGCAGTTTCTGCCGCACCTTCCATTCCTTCCCGATCACTAATTGCAGTTACAACGGGGTCTAAATCCAATGTTGCCCTTTCCGCTTCTGCCCTTTGGGGCCCCCTTTCTGCCCTCCCCTCAACTTCTCCTCGTGTCGCCACCATTTGAGGTATTTGGGTTTCTTCCCTTTCGCCTGCTGGTGCAGCGCGCTCTTCCAAAGCGGGGGCTTCTGCCTTCCGCGCTTCTGCCCTTTGCCTTCTTACTTCTTCCCCAGCCTCTACGCCCGCCCTTTCTTCAACGATTTCCGGTATCGGAGGAGGTTCTGGCAATGCTTCACCGACCTCTGCCGACCTGCTTATTGCTTCAATAATTCCTTTCGGGTCCGAAGTTGCCTCAATTGTTTCCCTTAGTTGGTCTAATTGTTCAAACCGAGCTGCCTCTCCAACAACGATCGAATCTTTCAAGGCGTCAATATCTTCCCCAGTGTCTAGTTGAACTAAACTTTGTGTCTGTGCTGTTAGTTGATTAAGTAAGGCTTGTAACTTTTCGCTTTGGTCTTTTCCTGATTCGTCTTCCCTTAATGCAGTTTCTATTTCATCGAGAGTACTTAATGCATCCGCAGGGGTGCTAATTTTATCTACCTCTCCGAAAATCTTTTCTTGGGTTGTGGAAAAATTATCTGCTAATTTATCAAAATTCTTTTCTTCGTTATCTGAGGTTCTTCTTAGTAAACCTCCAACTTCCCCCGCAATAGCCATTGATACGTATTGCTGAGCTTGTCTTTTCGCTTCTGCCTCTGATGCCCCAGCTTGAAGGAAAGCTTCAGTAAGTTCCCCAGCAAGACTTTCTTCTATGGCTTTTCTATTTTCCCCACCTGTCTCAACAACATCCTCCCTAAGTCTTGTTAATCCATTAGCAAGTTTTGCCGACATTCTTCTCATAGTCGCATGGGTAGCCTCATCAATTTTTCCTTGTTCTTTTAATAGGTCAACCGACTCCTTTAAGGAACTTAAGTCCAAGTCAGCTCCTGATTCTATACTTTCAAAAACATTTCCTAGAGCCTCTTCGAAAACATCTTTTGTAATATCTGCTCGGGTAGGGCCATCTCCGGTATCCTCCAGACGAATGCTTGCTTTTTGAAGGCCACTTTCGACATTAGAAACAACTTTTAATAAGGCACTTTTAGTATTTTCAGGAATAGATTCAAGGGCACCAATAGAAGCTCTCAGTGCCACCCTAACTTCCTCGGGGGCATTTTTAATAAACTTTCCTAAAGAATTTAACACTTTTTGTTGCTCAACGGCAACAGAAGTCCCATTTCTTTCTGATCTTTCTTGCGCACTTTCTAAAGCGGATAGGACATCACTAATCTTTGTTGCCCCCTCTATTAAACTTTCCTGCATATTTCTACCAGCATATTTTAGTACATCAGACGCTTTTTCTAGGTCTTCTCCTCCGAATGCTGCGGATATATTTTCGAAATAAGTCCCAAAAGCACTTAGTAAGTCTGCGCGCATTGTATCCGTCGAATCTCTTAACTTTTTAAAATAACCTCCCATATCCCCAAGCGATTCCAATTTTCCTGAAATTTCTCCGAAGATTTCTTCTGTTGCCTCTATTTTTCTAAGCCTGCCTTGCTCTGTCGTTAAAACGGCGTCTGAAACGTTATTCATAGAATTTAATAAATCCTGCATTCCCTCAACTGTTTCTCTATTTCCAGCCCCGGATCTAATAGCAGAAGCAACGTCCCTCAATCCTTTTAATTGTTCCTGTTCTACCCCTTCCCCGGGTGTTTTAGCCTTTAAGCTATCCAAAGAAGTTTGCATATCTTTGAGATACTCTCCAAGGGATTCTTCTGCACCGGGGATTTCCTTAATTTCATCCCTAAACAGATTTAAGGCGGCCTCAACTGCATTAATGCTTCCACTCGATTCTGAAACTTCCCTTATAAGGCTTCTTGCACTGTTTTCTACCAAAGGCCCGAGATCTTGTCTTTCAATTGCAGAACGAAGATTAATTAGATTTTCTCCAAGTGCTTGTTCTGTTGAATCTAATTGTTTAACAATTCTTCTAGCTTGCCGGTCACTAGAGGATCGGAAATCCCTTCCCAAGCCCCCACTTTCTCCAAGGTCGATGGGGCCCGCAAGATCTATTTCTTGGGGAGCAGCAGGGCCTCGTGTTTTAGCAGGTCTTTTCGCGGTTGTGGTGGTAGGGCTTTCAAAATCTGAAAATATTTTTCTTAAACTTTCAATTTGCTGAGATAAGGAATTTCCAGTTTCAGAAAAGGAAGCAGCATGGTCTTCTATCATCCTTGTTAAGTTACCCACTCCCGATTCCAGAGAGGATAGGTCCGGGGCGACCCCGCTACCCCTTGCCACCCCGCCGCCGGTTGGCTCTGGTAATGCCTTCGCTGCTTCTGATACAACTGCCGATAATTGCGAAGAGAAAGCATCTACTGATTTCCCAAGGGAAGATTCTAGTTTTTTAACAATATCTGTCCCCAAAGAAACATTTGCTAATGACGCATTTAATCCTTGCATTTGGGTATTTATGTCCCCTATATATTTAGCGGTACTTGAGAACTCTTTATTAATCGCAGAAATTTGGGAAGAAGTATTTTTTGCTTCGTCCTGTAAGCCATTAAGACCTTTTTGCATTTCAGAAAATAGCTTTGTAGTATCCCCAATCATACTAGCAGAAGTATTTACCGCTTTTGTAACCTCCGTAACTTTTTTGGATATGCTTTCTTCAGCCATAGTTTATTTCCTATCTTTTCCGCCGCATTTTATTGATAAATACTTCGGGGTTCATGGGAGGAGGGGTCTCATCTTCTTTATTAGGATTAAACTTCTCAGCTATATGGTCAATTATTCCCTCGTTCTCAAAAGATTCCATGTCCTCCGACGTAAGCTGTTGAGACATATAGTGAGCTTGGCCTCCTTCAGAAGTTTTAATCTTCTCTTGGTGTTTTAATTCCTCTGTTCTTTGTCTTGCAATTTCTTCAGATAATTCTTGTTCAAATAGTCTTTTATGTTTGAATTGATCTCGGACAGCTTCGGGGTCATAATCGACCAGGAGATTCTTCCCTCCTTTAGTTTTGGTGTAACTTTGTAACTTTTCTTCAATCATTTTTTGTTCCTTAACCTTTTCATATTTGCCCTTCTTTAGGTACCTTTCAATAATTTCATCATGCCTATCCTTAACTCCGGACATTTGCTTTTCTAATTCGTCAACTAGGTCTTCCTTGGATTGGACCTTAAAACGTGGTTTATAGTCCTTTCCATATATAATGCTTTCTCTATATGCTTTTTCTTCTTTCTTTCTGTTTTCATCGGCTTGATTTAGCTTTTTAATTCCCTTAGGATTAATAGCCGCAGCAATCATTTTTGCAGATGCCCACATCTTATCAAAATCATTCTTTTCATCCTCAACCCTATTATAATAGGACCAAAGTAATTGACAAATATTATAACCAAGATTTACGGTTCCAGGAATTCCCGAAACTGCAACCGCGGTTAAAGGTGTTCCCTTTGTTGACATCCATAGCCATCTAGAATCTGGCTCAAAAGAATAGCGTTCAACCAATTTAATGCTTTCATTAGCTCTTTGCCCCAACTTAAAAAGCTCAGTTAAAATCATATTATAGACTCTCGGATGAAAGGTCTTTATTAAATTACGAGCTTCTGTCATAAAAGCTTGTCTATTGGTTAAGACATTAACATCCCCAATCATATAGATAGAATGTAGAAAATAATAAGTATTCAAGTTTTCTAAATATTGTGGGTTTTCCTCGTTTCCAGATAAAGCTTTAATCTTATATAGCTCATTATCATTTAGTGTTTTGAAAATAAGAGGAATATCTCTATAATAAGATTGAAGTTGAACAAAACTTTTGAAGATCATTTGCTTTGTATCAGCAAAATTAACAATACCAGGAGGAGCCTCCAAACTATTTTGAAGATTTTCAACCTCAAACTCTTGTTTTGTCGTAATCTTTTCCATTATTTCTTTTTCTTCCCTTTAACACCAGGCGGTAACTCGCCTTCCCTTAAAAATTGGGAATCAGAAGTTAATTGGATTCTGTCATCATCGAATTGGGAATCTCTTTTAACATTTTCCCTTTCTTGTTGGGCCTTTATCTGTTTTATTAACTCAGCTTTAGATGCTGGTTTTTCATTTTGACGCTTAAAAGCTGGTTTAGGAGTCGGTTTTTTAGGGGTATTTTTTTGAAAAGCGTTAGCCGCCTTTTTAGCATCTTCCGGTGCCGCTATTTCTTTTTTTTCTTCTGATTTTTCCGGATAGTTTTCTTCTTCTATTTGGGTTACTTCCGATAAGTCCTGTATTTTTGATTGACGAACGTCACCGCCCCCCGGAATTAAGGATTTTAATTGCTTTACTACTTCCTCGTCGGATAAACCTGAGAAGTCTAACCCCTCAGATGTTTCCTCCGGCAAATCTTCCTGCTCAGGAGAGGGTTCGTCAACAGTAATTACCCCTGGTGGGTGCTCTTGTTTTTTCTCCCTATCAAAGAAATCTTGTATTATTCGCCCCTCCGCAGTAAGATTTCCTTTATCATCGTACATGGGGATTTCTTCTTCCGATTCGGGCATAGAGAAGCTTCCGTCTGCCACAGGAGGCCCCGCGGCAGGTTCTCCTTCCTTAACCTTTTCAAGTTTTGGTTTTTGATTTTCTAGGTCTTCGTAATCTGGGATTTCTTGCTTGGGTGGCTCTGCAAACTCAATTGTTTCCTCGATATTTTCATTAAAGCTTTCTTCAAACTTTACATAGGAATCAAACAGCCTATCTCTAATCTTAACATTCCAGCTATTAATTACCTCCCTCCAAAAAACATTCTTTTGTTTTTTGATTTCATTCCCACTTTCGTCGTATTCCCCAGTAGGAAAAAGTTGGATGGACCCAAACCTTTCTCCTCCAAGGGCCTTAATTGCGTAGGATAATACTTCGATTTGATAATTAAGGATATAAGCGAGGCGATTTTTGAATTGGGAGCAATATTCATGCACTTTTGTTTGTTCCTCGGCTGTTAATAACCCAAGGACAATTTCTTTCTTAAAGACGTTTATTTTGGTTTCACCATAACTTGCGTCTTTAATCTCTTGCAATACCCCTAATAAGGATTGCAAGTTGTAACGAAATTCAGACATATTTACATCTCCTATAAATTTTTATATATATTGAGTGCTTCCTCTATTAATATAAAAGGAATAACAGACTATTCTGTAGAAAAATCTTGCGTTTTTAGGATGAGAATTAAAGGTGTGAATGTACATTTACATTTACAACCGTAGTAATAACGGTCTCAATGTTACAATTTATTTATTTTTATCTATATCTAAATATATACTTATCTTTTATCTTACGTGGGCTTTACTCTATAAGCCTTATCTTCGTTAGAGTCATCAGTAAAGTAAGCTTCTAAATCTGGTGTTTGTGATGCTGTAACATCGCTTACGGTTATACCAACATCTTCCGCAACGACTGCTTGTTGGCTATTGAATTGAACGCTAAAACTATTCATCCAGCACCCCTCATAGTAAGTTATCATCATTCTACCTGGGGTTTCTGTAGCATCGTCCGGGATACCGGGCTGGCCACTTGCCTCTGAATCTTTTTCTTCCCTGGTTCCGCTTGCTTGGGTCTCAATCTCTGGAGCTTTATTAATTTGGCTAAAAATTAATTCTTGACGAATATCAAAAGGCCATTTATGGTGGCGTAAACTTCGAACGATTCCCTCTATCCCAGACTTATAGCCAAAGACTTGAAAAATATTAGATAACCAAAGAGCAATTCTATTGGCAGAAATGGTAGTTGGTTGGGTAACCCCCGGAACAACCTCCGCTATTCTATCCCCAAAGCCAATTCCAAAAACTGGCTCAATATTTCGAGATTCGTTTACGCCGAAAGAATTTAAAACTCCAATTTGCTGCAAGGACCCAGCAGCGTCAGCTGTTCCTTTTTGTTCTTCCGTAGCAGCAAATCCAAAGAGCCTGACTTTTTGAGATACAACTGCTCGAGTATTCACTTCTGGACCGTGAAAGTGGGTGTATCCGGAATCATTTACCATTTGAAAATCCTCATATAGTTTATCCTAGGTGGGGGCAAAAAGCCCCCACCTAGGTTAATTTCTAATATAAATATTAGACTAAGGGTTAACCCTGAAAGCCTTGTCTTGTAATGAATCATCAGCAAAGTATTGCTCGGGATCACTATCAAGAGGCCCAGCTGTTACGTCTGATACCTGAATACCTACGTTTTCGGATACGATTGCGGTATCGGCACTAAATGAAGTCCCATAGCTATTCATCCAGCAACCTTCATAGAAGGTTACTAAAGCTTTTGTATTCGCGTTGGGGCCAGCATCTGAATTAACTCCACCAATTTGAACTTGCGTCTTATTGCCAGTAACGCCGACTGGATTCAAAACGCTTGGGGTTTTTGCAATCTCACTAAAGATCATCTCTTGGCGAATATCAAAAGGCCATCTGTGATGACGTAAACTTCTGATAATCCCATCCACGCCAGACTTATATCCAAAAACTTGGAAAACATTGATAAGCCATAGTGCGACACGATCAACAGAAATCGACATTGCGTCTGTTACCCCAGGAACTAGCTCCGCGACGCGGTCGCCGAATCCAATTCCTCGCGCTGTTTCTACATTTCTTGATTCTGAAGGCGAAAATGAAGTCAAAACTCCAATTTGGTTAATTGGGTTATTAGGGTCGGAACCTCCAGCAGGGACGAAACTAAAAAGACGTACCTTTTGGGAGACGGCGACTCTTGTGTTGACTTCAACTCCCCTCGTATGTATATAACTTCCGAGTTCTACCATGAGTTGTTATCCTCCTAAACTCTTCTTAAAATTCTTGCCTTACCCTTAAAGCTTTTGTTCTATTTGAAGATAAATAATCATCATTATCAAAGTCGCCGATTAAGGATGGACCAGCAACTACATCAGAACATATAATCCCACAGTTTTCTGCAACAACCGCTTGAGTTGATTGAAATGCCATTGAATAACTGCGCATCCAACAACCTTCGTAATAGGTTACTAAAATCTTTCCATCTTCTATAACTGGGGTTATGGTATTTAACGCTTCTGTTGCATCACTACCAACAATCCCAGCATTTGATTGCCCTCCAGCATTTTTAACTTTTGCTAAAGTTGGGCCTTTATCAATCGCACTAAAAACTAGCTCTTGGCGAATATCAAAGGGCCACCTATGGTGTTTTAAGGATCTAACTAAACCATCCACACCAGATTTATAACCAAAAACCTGGAAAATGTTTGATAACCAAAGGGCAACTCTATTAGCTTCTATCGAGGCAGCACTTGTTACACCAGGGATTAGTTCCATAATTCGATCACCCGATCCAACCCCGCGCAACTCTTCTACTGCTCTTGATTCGGAAATACTAAATTGGGCTAAAGCTCCAATTTGTTCCATCTTATTATCAGCAGTAAATGAACTATATCCAAAAATTCTAACTTTTTGAGATACTACGGCTCGAGTATTTACTTCGACACCATGGTTATAATAATAAGACGCATTAACTACCATTATAGGTATTTTCCAGCAATTTTATCTATATCTAAATGTGATAGTTTTTTCTTAGTTTGATCTAAGAATAAAACGGGCAACCCAAGTTGGTTGCAAATCATTTCAAGCTCTGTTCTTCTTGCTTCGGGTAAAGTTGCAAGATGCATTAAAACGATTTTTTTATGTTTTTTAGACCGGAATACTTTATATCTAAAATCTAGCTGTAATTCAGAAATCCTACGTAAATTTTCGTTAATTTCTTCAAAGCTAGCTAACTTTTTCCCCCCAACCAAAACTAAAATAACTGCTTTTAGATCCTTTGGTAATCTATCCGGTGCTTTATCCGCAGTAGCACTATACCCATCTGGAAGATGTCTAACACCATCATCAGGATTCTTTCGAGACCCTCCGGATCCAGTATCATTCGGATTTTGCCGCGTATATTCGGCAGAATCGTTTGTTGGGTATATAGCTACTTTTCGTCTTTTGGACACGGCTTTTTATAGTCCTCTCTCTTTGAGCCAAGCAGCGATTTTCATAAGATTCTCGGCTTCATCAAGAAGAGCTTTACTACGGGAAGCAGCATCCTTTAGCATACTAGCATTCT